CTTGTTTGTTGCATAATGAGTGTACAGAAAGTTGCAGACCCAAAATGTAGGTGATTGCAACTGCATTTTGTAGGTTGTTGCAGAGGGATCCAGGGAAAGGGAAGCACCACCTGGGGGCGCCCGAGTCGGATCCCAAAAATCCATTGCTCACACCATTAATTCCATATAATCTTGTCTGGTTATGACCAGTAACCACAGACAAGGAGGAAGGAGATGCTTGCAATGGATCAAATCCATCGTATCAGAGAACTGTTTTATCAACAAGACTTAACACTCTCTGATATTGCCAAGGCTGTCGGCTGTGACTGGCGCACAGTCCGGAAGTATGTTGACATGGAGGATTTTAATTCGAAACCGCCTGAGCCAGAGGAGGCTTCCAAATCAAAACTGAATAAGTACAAGCCAACGATCGATGAATGGCTCATCTCAGATCGCGGAATGCCCAGGAAGCAGCGGCATACTGCCAAGCGCGTCTATCGCAGGCTGAAGGAGATGTTCCCGGATGATTTTGACTGCAGCTACCGGCTCGTCGCTGAGTATGTGGCAGCGAAAAAGAAGGAACTGCGGCTGTCGCATCAGGAAAACTACATCCCACTGATTCATCGCCCGGGAGAGGCGCAGGCTGATTTCGGGACGGCTGATTTCATCGAGAACGGTCGTCGGCGCAAGGAAGGCAAATATCTTGTGCTCAGCTTCCCGTTCAGCAACGGCGGATACCTCCAGCTGAGCCACGGTGAGAACCTGGAATGCCTTCTGGAGGGTCTGAAGGCGATGTTCGAGCACATCGGCGGCGTTCCGGCTGAGATCTGGTTCGATAATACCAGGACGATCGTTACCGAGATCATCAAGGGCGGCGGCCGGGAAGTTACGGAACGTTTCCAGCGGTTCAGTGAGCATTACCGCTTTAAGCCGGTATTTATGAATCCGGAATCAGGCTGGGAGAAAGGGAACGTCGAAAATAAGGTCGGTTACCTCCGCCGCAACGAGCTGGTCCCGATTCCCAATTTCAAGCGCCTCTCCGAAGAAAACAGCTGTCTTCTTAAACGGTGCGACGAAGACATGGAGCGTGAGCACTACGACAAAGACATCTTCATCAGTGACCTGTTCCAGAAAGACCGCAGTGCGCTGCTCCCGCTTCCGTCTATTGCTTTTGATACCTGCGGCTATACAACAGCAAAGACCGACAAGTATGGGAAGTTCACCCTGGATAAGGGGACACACCGTTACTCAGCGTCTCCGGGTCAGTGCCTCACCACGGTCAATCTCGTTCTGACGTCGACTGAAGTTATCGTAAAAGATGAACACTTCAAAGAGATCGTCCGGCATAGGAGACTGTACGGAAAGGACGAGTCTGAAAGCATGGATTGGGTCCCATATCTGAAGTACATCGCCCGGAAACCCAGGTCTCTTAACAACAGCGGTATCTATGAGATGATGCCGGTGACTATGCAGCGTTTCATGGATTCCTGCGAGAGTTCCGAGCGTGGCAGAGTCCTGAAGACACTTGCTGAGCTTACGGAGCGGACCGGATTTGAAAGTGCTTTGGCGGCCGTTGATGAAGCCGTGCGCCGGCAGGCTCATGACGTCGACAGCCTGCAGAGCCTTTACCGACGCCTGTTCACTGACGTTCCGGAGTTACCTCCGCTTGACAGCAGGCTCGACAGGCCTATTGGCAATGTCATTCCTTTCCATAATGATCTTGCTGCCTATGATACTGCGCTGAAGGGAGGTGTCCAGCATGGCTGAGAACAGCACGATGCAGGCACAGCTGGTCCAATGCTGCAAACGTCTGCGCCTGTCCGCCTCCCTTGCAGAACGGGCGATGGTACAGGAAGGAGCCACCAATCAGGAATACCTGTACAGTCTACTCCTAAGCGAGATTCAAAGCCGTGACGATGCAAGGGTCATGCGGAATCTCAACGCCGCAGGCTTTCCGCGGCGGTATGAACGCGCCGACTACCGTTCCGATGAGCTTGTGTTCCCGGAGGGGATCAGCTTTGATTCTCTTATGGATCTTGATTTTTACCGGGCGGGTAAAAATGTCATCATGTATGGCGCGACCGGAACCGGGAAGACGATGCTTTCTATCCTGATCGGTATGCAGGCCTGCATGCAGAACATCCCGGTACGGTTCTTCCGAACAGCAGGACTGATCAATCAGCTGGCTGAAAGCAGGCAGAAAGGGGAGCTTGCTTCCTTTAAGAGAAAGCGGCTTGCCCCGGCAAAGATCATTATCCTGGATGAGTTCGGGTACGTTCCGTATGACAGACTGGGATCGCAGCTCCTGTTCGACTATCTCTCAGAGATCCATGAACAGAAGTCGATCATCCTGAATACGAACCTTGAGTTCTCGCAGTGGGTCAACATCCTTTACGATGAGAGAATGACGACAGCGCTAATCGGCAGGCTTACCCATCATGTGGAACTGATCCTGTTCCCGGGAGGGAACAACCGGCTTCGCGAATCAAGTATCAATGACCAGATGATCCGGACAAATCAGAAAAGGGAGGCCTGACCATGGCAGAATCAAAAAACAGCAAAACTACCGCAACCGGTGAACGAAAGCCAACCGTGATCAGCATGAGGCGGTATGACGACGCAGTAGATTGGATTGAAAAGCTTGAATTGGACATTGATCAGCTTAGCAACGAGCTAAGATATCTTACCTCGTTCATCGAATGGGCAGGACTTTTGGACCGCTATGAATTCTTCCAGGCGAATGCCAGGGAGGTTCAGATCCCCGACCTGCCATACACTTCGCTACACTGTATTCCGTTCCCCGGAGCGGAGCCGGAGTCAAGGGACAGTACGCTGGACGCGAAGCGTCCGGGCAGCCCTTGACGGAGGCTCACGGAATACCCTTCTGTGCGGGAAAGGGTTTTAAACCCTTTCCCTGCCTCCCCGGCGAGGGGCGGGTCCGGGCGGCGCCCGGGAACTCAATCAAGAGCAATGGATAAGGGGCTGCAATTGCCTACAAAATGTATGTGCAACAACCTACAAAAATGCTCTGCAACTTTCTGCAAAAAGGGGTTGCAAAAAACATCCCACCAGAAGGCGGTGATCATCGGATTGGTTGCCCTCCAGGAATCGACCAGTGGCTGCAGCTCTTCTTCTTTCAGTCCCATATCCAGAGCACCCATTGATTTCAGAGCACCGACGGATCCACCGTAGCCAAGGGCAAGCTCTGCAATTTTACCCTTCTGCCGGAGGTGACCATTGATCCCGTGTTTGACGACCGGGACGCCGAACATCTGGCTGGCGGAGGCACAGTAGATATCTTTACCCTCTGCAAATATCTTGGAACGCCAGGTCTCGCCGGCGAGATGAGCCAAAACTCTTGCCTCAATGGCGGAGAAGTCGGATACCACAAATTTGTATCCGGGTCTTGCGATAAATGCGGTCCGAATCAGCTGCGAGAGTGTGTCCGGAATATCGTCATAGAGCATTTCCAGCGTTTCATAATCTCCAGTGCGTACCAGCTCCCGGGCATCCGCCAGGTCATTCATATGGTTCTGTGGGAGGTTCTGCAGCTGGATCAGCCTGCCTGCCCAGCGGCCGGAGCGATTGGCTCCGTAGAACTGGAACATGCCATGTGCGCGCCCGTCTTTGCAGACTGCATTCTGCATGGCCTGATACTTCTTCACGGAGGATTTTGCCAGCTGCAGGCGAAGCTTTAACGCCTTCCTGATATCGCCGTCGGTCTCCGGGATCATCTGCTTCACATCCTTCTTTCCCAGAGATTCAGCCTCGACGCCGTTCTTGGAGAGCCATTCCTTCATCTGGCTGACGCTGTTCGGATTCTCCAGACCGGTGAGCTGCTGCATCTGGATCATCAGGCTGTCTCTTGATTTCTCATCAAAGGCGATCGCATTATTGACGGCATCCATGTCCAGCTGGATCCCACGGTCGTTGATCTCCTGGTCGAGGTGATATTCTTCCCAGACCTGATCAGGTACCGGATAGTGGGCAAGTCGCTTCTGGATGGACATCTCCACCTCAACATCACGCTGGTTATAGAACTTGAAGAGGGACCATTTCTCCGGATCGTGCTCCGGGAGATTTCTGGTTCTGCCGCCGTTTGCCTTCGTCGGCTTGCAGGGAGAGCAGAAGTACCGGATCAGGTCCTTGCCTTCCTTCAGCTTCTGATCCTGAAGGCCCAGTACGGCACCAACGCCGGCAAGGGAGAGAGGAAGTCCCAGATAGGCGGACCAGATCATGGTGCATTTCCAGGAAACCGGGTTCAGATACCTGCCTGCCGGATCCTCAGGTATGCTGTAGCCGGTAAAGTACTGCGGATAGTAACGCTTCAGCCAGTTGGAAAGACAGATCCGCTCAAAGGAAGCGTTGAAGGCCCATTTGGTTACATTCTCATCAGATAGTGCTGTGAGGATATCCTCCGGAAGGACTTCGCAGCTTGCCAGGTCGTAGACTCTGACAGGGCTACCGTCAATGGAGACGCCGAAGAGCAGTATCTCAAACTGATCAGACTCAGCGTATTTGTAGACGCCACATTTACCTATGTCCACATCGCTGTAGGTCTCTAAGTCGATTGACATTTCCTTGATCATTTTCATCATCCTTTACTGAAAAGAGAGGCAGCAGGCCGTCAATGCCTGCCGCCTCCCGGAGCTTAGCGCCTGTCTTCAAGGAGCTTCTTATACCGGAGCTGGGACTCCTTGTATTCCAGCTCCTCCCGTTCCTTCCTGCGCTCGTAATCCTCCTTGTCCTGCTGCTTGACCTGCAGCATGAAGCGGATCGCGTAGATCATGCCGACCAGGATTGCCACGCACATACCACATCCGAGGATATTGAAAACCAGTGTTACGACGTTGTTTGCAAATTCCATGATAGATACCTCTTTTCTAAAAGCTGTCGCAGGCGGCAGCAGAGCCGCCCGCCCGCATGGATTGTCAGTGATCAGTCGAGAAAGTCGTCGCCGTCGTCCTCAAGACCGGCGAAGTCATCCTCAGCTCTGGACTTGCCGCCCAGGGGCTCACCGTCGCGGATCTTCTGAAGATTGTTCAGGCCGCAGGCGATTCCCTTGTTTCCGTTGCTGTTGAAGGCATAGAGATTGATGCTGGCTCTGCCGTACACGCCGGAGTAGACCTCGGAGCGTTCCAGAATCGGATTTCGGTCCGCGTCCACGATGCCCGGAGCGGTGGCAGAGTTGGCGTTGATGAAGTAGCTGTTCTTGTAAGCCTCATCGTCCGGTCTTTCCAGATCGCCGTCGCGGAGCGGAGTCTTCAGGGTGGAGAGAGCAGGAACGGACTTGCCGTTGCCCTTCAGCTTGGACTCACCCTCTTCATAGGCTGCCTGGATCGCGGCCTTGATCTTCTCGATGGTTGCCTTGTCAGACTTCGGGATGATCAGGGAGACGCTGTACTTCGGCGCTCCGCCGTTGATGGACTTGGGATCCCAGACATTGGCATAGGACCATCTCGTGTTGACTCCGGTGATCACCTTGGTAGCATTCATAAACTTATGCATAATTCATTTCCTCCTTAATTTTCGTTGAAATCATCTTTTGCTGTATTGAGTGCCGGCCGCTTGTCGGACACGGGCACCAGTGTCGGTTTTCCCTGAGGCTTTGTGATGAGAGCACTCAGAAGCTCATTGAACTTCTTCTTTCCCAAGAGGGAAGTCATGGCTGTGATCCCGAGAAGCCTCTTCTCATATGGATCGTAGCCGGCAGCCTTTACCTTCTCAGCGACAGCTGCTTCATCGGAATACTTCCTGTTGGACTTTCCGGCGACGACCTTGAAGCCGTCATATTCCACACCGGAGAGAGCCTGCTGAAGAGCGTAGTCCTTGATGTCATTTGCCCAGGCGGTCAGTTCATCGATCTGCGGCAGGATAGCTGCAATCTCAGAGTTCTCCAGCATGGCTGGCATCTCGAAATCATACTTTGCAAGATCCAGGTTGTACTCCGCCCGCTTCCTGCAGGTCGCCTTGACCTTGCAGAACTGGCAGTGGTCACCTGCCTTGAACTCGCCCTTTCCGTCATAGGCAAGAGCCGCTGTCGGCTTCAGGACTGCCTCAGCCCAGTGCAGGAGATCCTTTTTACTGATCTCGAAGGTGCTGATATTCTCCCGGCGGGGCTGAAAGATCGTCAGTTTCACTGTCCCGATGTCATAGAGGCAGTCATACTGATCGACGGCACCAAGGGCGTAGCACATCATCTGTGGATTCTCATGAGCATCCACCAGGACGCCAAGGCCGTATTTGAAATCAATGATGTGCAGCACATCGTCTGCGATGATCACGCAGTCACCGGTTCCGAAGCCCTCCGGTACCCATTTGGAGAAATCCAGCTTTTCCTCGACCAGGACCAGCGGATCCCGGCAGTGCTTCTTTGCTTCTTCGACCTGCTCGATCACGTAGGAGCAGTACTGATCTGTGCATTCATCCATTTCGCTGTCGAAGTAGGTCAGGTTCTCGGTCGGATCTGTCGGGCTTCTTCCCAGATGTTTCTCGACCTTGTACTCGCAGAGGGCATGTGCGTCCGTGCCCTGCTGAGCGTAAGGACTTCCGCTGTCCACGATGCCGGCACACAGCTTTGCACTGGGCGGGCATTCAAGCCATCTGTGGCTGGAGGAAGCAGAGAGATAAGCGTGCTTAGGCATCGGTCAGTCCCTCCAGTTCCTTCACAAGCGCCGGATAGCTCTCAGCCGGAATATCCTTCAGCGTGCCTCCGTTTCCATATTTCTGTACGAGGCCCTTCACTGCCGCCTTGAACCGGCCGTCTGCTTCATTGGCCTTTGCTGCCAGGAGCCCTCTGACGTCTTCCTTGGAATAGGTCCTTGGATTCTCTGCAGTAGGCGCTTCCTTCTTCGGGGCGGCTTCGGCTGTCGGCTTTATTTCCTCCTCAGTGGAGTAGAAGGCCTTGAGAGCCTTGCCGGTCTCGATCAGGGTTTCTCCGCAGGTAATTAGATTGTCGATCACCTGGGAGAGCTCATTCATTTTCCCCATCCTTGTCTCCTTCCTTTGTCAATTCCTTCTGTAATTTGCTTGCGAGTCGCTTTGCCACAACGCTGATGGCGATCAGGGTATCGATAAGATCCTCATCGTCGCGGGTCATGGGAGCGGCTCTGTTCATGTTGGCTTCGCTCATGTCTGCCTCCTTTCTGCGGGACTTCCTGTCCCTTACAGTCCTTAAAGTTCCCCCGGCAGGGAAAATTCCGCTGCTTTCGGAAAATTTTTCAAAAGAGTGAAACGACGATTCCGCATTTATAAGGAAGCGATTCAGAGCTTCTGAAAAAATCTGCCGAAGGAGCGGAAAAAACAGGCGCGGGGGAACTTTAAGGAGTAGGAGCTTTCAAGCTCACTACTTACAAGGAGGTCTAAGGAATGAAGCTGGTTTTACAGACAGCCAGAGTGACTCAAGACGCGAAGAACTGCCTTTATCCGAATACGGTGGAGGTCACGGGTCCGGAGGAGCTGCAGCAGGCGGTGAGGTTTGACCATGTGTGCGCGGTTTATAAGAAGAACTACCGCAGCATTGAGAACTTCCTCAGGTCCAACGTTCTGGTCATGGATATAGACAATGACCACACAGAGGATCCGGGCGAGTGGATCACCTTCGAAAAGCTGGAGGACCTGTTCGGGGATATGAATTACGCGGTTGTTCCCAGCAGGCATCATATGCTGCCGAAGGATAGCTACGGCCCCAGACCCAGGATGCACATCTATTTCGAGATCGCTGAGACGACGGATCCGGATTATTACGCCGGACTGAAGGAAGCGCTGCAGAGGAAGTATCCCTTCTTTGATGACAATGCCCTGGATGCGGCAAGATTCATCTTCGGCTCGGACAGTGATGACATCGTCTGGCATGAGGGCTGGACGGCGATTGACGAGGAGACGGAGGTTGTCATTAAGAAGGAAGAGACGGTGCCTTCGCAAAAGAAGCCTGCAGTCAGGAGCCTGGACGGGACGATCCGGCAGGGTAACCGGAACAATACACTGTCCCATTTCGCCGGGAGAGCCCTGAAGCGGTTCGGGGAAACAGATAAGGCGAGGCAGATCTTTCTGGATGAAGCCCTGAAATGTGATCCGCCGCTTTCCAACGCGGAGCTGAAGACCATATGGAATTCTGCCCTGAAGTTCTATCGAAAGAAGGTCCAGAGCGCGGACGGATATGTGCCGCCGGAGCAGTATGACGCGGACTTTGACGATTCTCTGAAGCCGGCGGACTACTCCGACGTCGGAGAGGCCAAGGCCTTCACGAAGGAATATGGCGGAGAGCTCCGCTTCTCTGAGGCAACGGATTTCCTCCGATACGATGGCGAAGCCTGGATCGAGGACAGACAGCTGGCGGTCGGAGCCATGGTAGAGTTTCTGGATCTGCAGCTTGCGGATGCGCAGGATCAGGTCCAGAGGGCGAAGGATGCGCTGATCCAGAGCGGCGTTCCGAAGGAGACCGTGATCGCCGGCGGGAAGACGCTGGAGAAGGCTGTCTCCGGAGATCAGCAGCTGAGGCTCCTTTTTGCTCTTCTGGCGGCAAAGACATATCTGGCTTTCGTCATGAAGCGTCGGGATTACAAGTACGCGATGAATGCCATGAATTTCACCAAGGCCATGGTGGCAGTCGGCGTGGATGATCTGGACAAGGATCCGAATCTCCTCAATACGCCGTATGCGACCTTCAACCTGGCAAAGGGCATGGCAGGAGATCAGCCCCATGATCCGGCGGATCTCATCACGAAGCTGACAGCCTGCTCTCCCTCGGATGAAGGGAAGAACCTATGGGAGGAATCCATTCAGCTTTTCTTCCAGGGAGACCAGGAGCTGATCGACTATGTACAGTTGGTTGTCGGTATGGCTGCAGTCGGCAAGGTCTATCAGGAGCATCTCATCATCGCCTATGGCGGAGGTGCCAACGGCAAGTCCACCTTCTGGAACACGATCTCCAGAGTGTTGGGAACCTATAGCGGAAAGCTGTCCGCAGAGACCCTGACCATGAACTGCAAGAGGAATGTGAAGCCGGAAATGGCGGAGCTGAAGGGCAAGCGCCTCATCATTGCCTCCGAGATGGAGGAGGGCATGAGGCTCAATACCTCTGTTGTGAAGCAGCTCTGCTCTACAGATGAGATCTTCGCGGAGAAGAAATACAAGGCGCCCTTTTCCTTCACGCCGTCCCATACGCTGGTCCTTTACACGAACCACCTGCCCAAGGTCGGCGCCAATGACGACGGGATCTGGAGACGACTGATCGTCATTCCCTTCAATGCCAAGATCGTCGGCGACAGCGATATCAAGAACTACGCGGATTATCTCTATGAGAAGGCCGGCGGCTACATCCTGAAGTGGATCATCGAGGGAGCCCAGAAGGCGATTGCTCTGCACTTCAAGACAGAGCTGCCGCAGGTCGTGAAGGCAGCGATTGAAGACTATCGGGAGGACAACGACTGGCTGGGGCATTTCCTGGCAGAGTGCTGTGAGACCGGCAAGGACCTGACAGAGAAATCCGGGGAGCTGTATCAGCAGTACCGGGTCTATTGCATCCAGAACGGAGAGTATACCCGCAGCACCACGGACTTTTATACGGCGATCGAGAAGGCTGGCTATGTCAGAAGGAAGACGAACGCAGGGATTCTCGTGCATGGACTGAAGCTCAGATCCGGCGAGGATTTCCTGGATTAAAGGTGCAGGTCGATGCAGGTCGTGAAGGTCGATTCCAGAACCCTTTCGGCAGGAGCGCAGGTTGTGCAGGTCGTTGGTAAGACTTTTTCAGAACCGATGCAGCTCGTGCAGGTCATTTGCAGAAGTGATTTTTAAGGATCAGATTTTCAGGAATGTTGATTTTAAGCCATTTGTGCAGGTCGTGAAGGTCATTTCCCAAAGTTACCTTATAGAGGATTTTCAGAGAAAAATGCCCTATAGAGAAGTTTATACTACGACCTTCACGACCTGCACTTTCGGCAATGATGGAGGATGGCGATGCGGGAAAAAGTGATTGAGCAGAAATTAGTCTCTGAGGTCAAAAGGCGGGGCGGGATCTGTCCGAAGTGGGTGAGTCCCGGATATGACGGAATGCCGGACCGGATCGTCTTGCTGCCAGATCGCCATTTCGGCTTTGTAGAGGTGAAGGCTCCGGGGCAGAAGCCAAGACCTCTGCAGCTGGCAAGACATAAGCTTCTCAGGGAGCTTGGGTATCCCACCCACATTCTTGACGGAGTAGAGCAGATCGGAGGAATCCTAGATGAAATACAGTCCACATGATTATCAGACCTATGCGATCCGGTTTATAGAGGAGCATCCGGTCGCTGCAGTCCTTTTGGACATGGGTATGGGCAAGAGCTCCATTACTCTGACAGCGATAGAGGATCTGATTTTTGACAGCTTCGAGATCAGCAAGGTTCTGATTATAGCGCCACTCCGAGTGGCAAGACATACCTGGCCGGAGGAGATCGAGAAGTGGGATCACCTGAAGGGACTCAGGTATTCCATGGCGGTCGGTACAGCAGCAGAGCGGATGGCAGCACTGAGGGCGGACGCGGACATCTACATCATCAATCGGGAAAATGTTCCCTGGCTGATCCAGGACAGCGGGCTGCCCTTTGATTATGACATGGTCGTGATTGATGAGCTGTCCTCCTTCAAAAGCTGGCAGTCCAAGCGCTTCCGGGCATTGATGAAGATGAGACCAAAGGTGAAAAGAATCGTGGGCCTTACCGGAACACCGTCCAGCAATGGCTTTATGGATCTCTTTGCAGAGTTTAAGCTCTTGGACATGGGAGAGAGGCTGGGCAAGTTCATTGGCTGGTACCGGAACGCTTTCTTCAGGCCGGACAGGATGAATGGACCGGTGGTCTATAGCTATAAGCTCCTTCCCGGCGCGGATCAGAAGATCTATGACCGGATCTCCGATATCACGATCTCCATGAAGAATACGGATCATCTGAAGATGCCGGAGCTGATCAGCGTGAGTGAGAAGGTCTACCTGGATGACGCGGAAAGAGACAAATATCAGACCATGATGAACGAGCTGGTCCTGCAGCTTCCGGGGAAGGAGATTACCGCAGCCAACGCCGCTGCCCTATCCGGGAAGCTACTGCAGATGGCAAACGGAGCGATGTACACCGATGACGGAGAGGTCGTAAGGATTCATGACCGGAAGCTGGATGCCCTGGAGGATCTGATCGAAGCAGCCAATGGGAAGCCGGTTCTGGTGGCCTATTGGTACAAGCATGATCTTAAGAGAATTGAGGAGCGACTGACGAACAGGGGTATTCCATTCGAGCGAATGGATTCTGATTCCAGCATCATCAGATGGAACAAGGGAGAGATCCCGGTTGCTCTGATTCATCCGGCATCTGCGGGACACGGCCTCAACCTGCAGCAGGGCGGCAACACCCTGATCTGGTTCGGGCTAACCTGGAGCCTGGAGCTTTATCAGCAGACAGTGGCCAGGCTCTGGCGGCAGGGACAGCAGTCCGGAACGGTCGTTGTGCAGCATATCATCACAGCAGGAACCATTGATGAGAGAGTCATGAAGGCTTTGCAAGACAAGGACCGGACACAGTCGGCCTTGATTGAAGCTGTGAAGGCTGAGATCGGAGGCGCCTATGGCAAAGGCAGATTATGACGGCTATGAGGCACTCGCCAATGCCGTCGTGAAGCTGGCTGCCGAGGATTACATGAGGGCACTGAAGAGCCTGAAGCGGAATCCCGCCAGCCGGACGGCAAAGCAGGAGAAGGAAGATAACGAGAGATTTTTCCGGTCAGGCTGGTATTCAACATTGACTAGCGTGGACGGGGAATATCTCATCAGGAGAATGAAGGAGGCGGTTGGTTATGAAGGCTAAGGAGTTTCTGCAGCAGGCAAGGTTTCTGGATCAGCGAATCAACAGCAAGGTCCGGGAGATCGAGAAGATGAATGCCCTTGCGACAAATATGTCGGCAGTCATCAGCGACATGCCGAAGGCGAAGGGTTCTTCTACATCCAGGATGGAGGATACGGTCTGCAAGATCATCGATTATGAGAATGAAGTCCGGGAGGATCTGGACCGGCTGATCTCCATCAAGCGGGAGATCAACGATACTCTGGAGCAGATCGACGAGGTGGATTACCGGATCGTTCTTCAGAAGAGATATCTGGAGATGTGTTCCTGGGAAGAGATTGCCTGCGATATCGACAAGAAGGTCCGCTGGGTACAGATGCTGCACGGCCGTGGGCTGGATAAGGTTCAGGAGCTTTTGGACAGATCGGCATAAAGTTTTTTCAGGAATGCATGAAAATGCGCAGAAGTGCATGTGCCCTTCGTGATAATGTTAAGCTGACGAAAGTGAAGATGAGAGGAGCTCTGCAGGGTAGGGGATACCCGCAGGGCTTTTTTCGTGGGAGGAGATGGCACAATGCCAAGCAGACCAAAGCATCCATGTGTACACCCGGGCTGTCCGGAGCTGATCCCATACGGGGAGAAGTACTGTGAGAAGCATGCGCCAATGCACGAGGCAGAGAAGAAGGATACAAGAACCGGCGGCTCAGCTGCCCGTGGGTATGGATGGAGGTGGCAGAAGGCAAGCAAGGCTTACCTTCATGCGCATCCGCTCTGTGCTGAGTGTGAGAGGCATGGCAAATATACCCGTGCTGAGGTCGTGGATCATATCGTTCCGCATCGCGGTGATATGAAGCTCTTCTGGGATCGTGACAATTGGCAGCCGTTGTGCAAGCAGTGTCACGATAAGAAGACCGCGCGTGAGGATCGCAACTTCCCGAGGAAGTACACGTATTGAAGCCGAGGAGTAGGGGCGGGTCAAATCTCTGGGGCCCGGCGCTCCAAGACCGACGCCTCCCCTTCGCGCAGAAAATCGCGAAATCGAAGATGGGGGTCTAAATACCTATACATACTGAAATAATAAAGAAGGGAGGTGCCCTATGGCAGCAGGAAGAAAGCCCAAGCCGACTGCTCTGAAGGAGCTGGAAGGCAATCCGGGCAAAAGGAAACTGAACAGATCCGAGCCGAAGCCTGACAAGGGCATGCCGCCCTGTCCAGCATGGCTCCTGCCGGAGGCAAAGAAGGAATGGAAGAGGCTGGCTGAGAACTTGTCCCAGCTTGGCGTACTGACGCAGATCGACATGGCTGCCTTCGCGGCATACTGTCAGTCTTACGCCAGATGGAAGGAAGCCCAGGAGCATATCAATTCCGAAGGCTCCGTATTCGAAACCGATAAAGGATATCAGCAGCAGACGCCATGGGTCGGCATCTCCAATACGAATCAGAAGCTGATGCTTCAGGCAGCATCTGAGTTCGGGTTGACGCCGTCGTCCAGATCCCGGATCGTCGTATCTCATGACGATTCTGAGGAGGATGAGATGGAAGAACTGCTGGGCGGCGGCTGATGTTTGATGAAGCCAAGGCGCAGAAGACTCTGCGGTTCATTGAGAACCTGAAGCATACCAAGGGCATCTGGCACGGTCAGAACTTCAAGCTCCTTCCCTGGCAGGAGGAGATCATCCGGACCATCTTCGGAACAGTGAAGAATGACGGATACCGGCAGTACAACACAGCCTATATCGAGATCCCAAAGAAGAACGGGAAGTCGGAGCTGGCAGCTGCGGTTGCCCTGTACATGACCTGCGGTGACGGTGAGTGGGGAGCAGAGGTTTACGGCTGCGCTTCCGACCGGCAGCAGGCATCGATTGTATTTGATGTGGCTGTCGATATGGTGGACCAGTGTTCGGCACTGAAGAAGCGGATCAAGCCGGTTATGTCCACAAAGAGACTTGTCTATCAGCCGACGAATTCCTTTTACCAGGTGCTGTCGGCGGAAGCCTATACAAAGCACGGACTCAATGTCCATGCGGTCATCTTCGATGAGTTGCACTCGCAACCGACAAGAGAGCTGTTTGATGTTATGGTCCGCGGATCCGGCGATGCCAGGAAGCAGCCGCTGTATTTCCTGATCACGACAGCCGGCACAGACCGGAACTCCATCTGCTATGAGCAGCATCAGAAAGCTGAAGACATCATCGCCGGCAGGAAGATTGATCCGACCTACTACCCGGTGATCTACGGTGCCGCGGATGACGATGACTGGACGGATGAGAAGGTCTGGTACAAGGCCAATCCTTCCCTGGGACATACGATCGATATCGAAAAGGTCCGGAACGCCTGCAGATCCGCACAGGACAATCCTGCAGAGGAAAATGCCTTCCGGCAGCTGAGGCTGGATCAGTGGGTAAAGCAGTCTACACGCTGGATGCCGATGGAGAAGTGGGATGCCTGTGCATTTCCTGTAGACCCGAAGGAACTGGAAGGCAGAGATTGCTATGGCGGTCTGGACCTCTCCAGCACGTCAGATATCACAGCCTTCGTCCTGGTTTTTCCTCCGAGGACCGATGATGAGAAGTACATTGTGCTTCCATTCTGCTGGATCCCTGAGGACAACATGAGGCTCAGAGTAAGAAGAGACCACGTTCCCTACGATGTCTGGGAGAAGACCGGACATCTGATGACGACGGAAGGCAATGTGATCCATTACGGCTACATTGAGCATTTCATTGAGAAGCTGAATGAGAAATACCACATCTGTGAGATCGCTTTCGATAGATGGGGAGCTACCCAGATGGTGCAGGATCTGGAAGGCATGGGTTTTACGGTTGTGCCTTTCGGCCAGGGCTATAAGGACATGAGCCCGCCCACCAAGGAGCTGATGAAGCTTGTGCTGGAGCAGCGGATTGCTCACGGCGGGCATCCTGTCCTTCGATGGATGATGGATAACGTCTTCGTCCGGACGGATCCTGCCGGCAACATCAAGATGGACAAGGAGAAGTCGACAGAGAAGATCGATGCTGCGGTGGCAACCGTAATGGCGCTGGACAGAGCGATAAGAAATGCAAACAAGGAAACAGAGAGTGTCTACGATAGAAGAGGCGGAATTTTGTTCATATAGCCCTGAAAATCTTGTGATGGTGATAGAAATTTGATAATATAAAAATAACTATACGCAAAAATCAAGAAAGAAAGGAGGAGCCATAATGCCTAAGGTTAATGTGAACATTCAACCTACGATTCTGAATTGGGTCTTAGAACAGACATCTGATGATTCTCTGGGCAGTCAGTTACGTGCCAGCATTAGCAATTGGATTGATGGCTCTAAAACTCCTACTTTTAATCAGATACAGGATCTAAGTAAAAAATCGCATATTCCATTGGGCTACTTTTTTCTAAAGGTGCCACCAGTTGAAAGTATTAATTTACTTGAATTTAGAACTATTGACAGTATTCAACTGGCAAAACCTAGCAGAGACCTGATAGATACCATCCATACTATGGAAGAAAGACAGGATTGGATGGCAAACTATAGAAAAGAACAGGAGCTCGATCCGCTTTCCTTTGTTGGCGCTGCAGAAAATGAAAAAGATCCGTATAAGGTGGCCAGCGCTATTCGGAAGGCAATTGGGATAGAAGAAACATGGTCTATGACAGCATCTTCCATAAGGGATGCGTTTAATTCTATCAGAGCAGCATTGGAAGGAAGTGGAGTCTTAATAATGATGAGTGGTATTGTGGGTAACAATACTCATCGTCCACTTAATATTGAAGAATTTCGTGCTTTTGCATTAATAAATAAATGGGCACCTTTAGTTTTTATTAACAGTGCAGATTCTCAAGGAGGGAAACTATTTTCTCTTTTACATGAGGTTGCGCATATATGGTGCGGACAAGATGATCTATTTAATGATAGGCAAGGATTATCTACAAAGCCACTAGAAACATTTTGTAATGCGGTAGCAGCAGAACTGCTTGTACCGAAGAGTAAGTTCTCTGAATGCTGGGAAGATAGTCGTGGTGATATATATGAGAAAATAGCTTCTTTAGCTATGAAGTTTCATTGCGGTGAAACCGTTATAGCAAGAAAAGCATTGGATGCAGGTTTGATAGGGAAGAAAAATTATCAGAAGGTGGCAGATAACGCAATAGAAGGATTTAGAAAGGAAAAAGAGAAGGGAGGAAGTGGAGGCAATTTTTACGCAACTACTGAATCCAGGATAGATAGATCCTTCATGCGTGCAATTTGCGATGGAATAAGTTCTGGAACTCTAAGCTATACAGACGCTTATCGGCTTACAGATACAAGCCGAAAGACATTTGATAAGGTTGCGAAAGAACTGGGAGGGGTCATATGGTAAGTGACGACAAAACCTTCCTGATTGACGCAAATTGCTTTATTGCTCCATACCATGATTTTTACGCATTCGATCTTGTTCCGAAGTATTGGGAAATTCTTGCTGAGAAAGCCAAAACAGGGAGAATTGTTCTTTTGGACAAGGTAAAGAGGGAACTTGATACTGGTGGAGATAAACTTTCAGATTGGATGAAAAGTAACAATCAGTTTAAGGTATGTTCAATAAACGATGAGCAGATTATTGCCGTGTATGCAGAAATAATGCAGTACATTCAGGAGAGCGAATTTTATAGTGACAAGGCTTTGAATCAATGGGCGGATGACAAGGTCGCAGATCCATGGTTAATTGCCGCAGCTAAAGTTAAAGGATACATCATTGTAACATTTGAAGGACCCAATACGGGCTTAAATAAAAACAATCCAAGCAAAAATGCTAAAATCCCAGATGTTGCAAGTGCATTTGGAGTGAAGACATGTAATCTATATACAATGATGAGGGAATTAGCAATAAAAATTGATTAGCAATAATATGTTCTTTTTCAGAGCATCTATCGGAGAGATCCGGTAGGTGCTTATTTTATGCCCTGAAGGAGGCGGACATGATTATTCTTTCGATTATCGGATTTCTCCTGATCAGGGAGGCACTGAATGGAATGGAGGATTTCAGATGAGCATATTTTCTGGGATGTTCAAGAGCAGGGATAAGCCAAAGGATTCCACAGCGGGAAGCTCCTTCAGCTTCCTGTTCGGCGGAACGGCTGCAGGGAAGCCTGTAAATGAGCAGACCTCGATGCAGGTCACAGCGGTGTACTGCTGTGTGAGGATCCTGTCCGAGGCGGTGGCGAGCCTGCCGCTTCATCTATACAGATACAGCTCCGAGGGGAGCAAGGAAAAAGCGGTGGACCATCCGCTTTATTTTTTGCTCCATAACGAGCCGAATCCGGAGATGACGTCCTTCGCCTACAGGGAAACGATGATGACGCACCTTTTGCTGTACGGAAACTGCTATTCGCAGATCATCCGGAACGGCAAGGGTGAGGTCGTTGCCCTGTATCCGCTGATGCCGAACCGGATGAGGGTGGACAGGGACCTGAAGGGCCAGCTCTATTACGAATACCAGACCGGGCAGGACGAAGCCAGGACTATGAAGGGAACGATCGTGAGGCTCCAGCCGAAGGATGTGCTGCATATCCCGGGGCTTGGATTTGACGGGCTGGTCGGCTACAGCCCGATCGCGATGGCAAAGAACGCGGTCGGAATGGCTATCGCCTGTGAGGAGTATGGAGCGAAGTTCTTCGCGAACGGGGCAACGCCGGGAGGAATCCTAGAGCATCCGGGCGTCGTGAAGGATCCGGAAAAGGTCCGGGAAAGCTGGATGTCAGCCTTCGGTGGATCCGCGAACAGCAATAAGGTCGCGGTCCTTGAGGAGGGCATGAAGTACACGCCAATCTCGATCAGCCCGGAGGAGGCCCAGTTCCTGGAGACACGGAAGTTCCAGATCGATGAGATCGCGCGGATCTTCCGGATCCCGCCGCATATGATCGGAGACCTGGAAAAGTCTTCCTTCAATAACATCGAGCAGCAGTCGCTGGAATTCGTGAAGTACACGCTGGATCCCTGGGTATGCCGTTGGGAGCAGTCCATGCAGAGATCTCTCCTGAATCAGGAGGAGAAGAAGGATTACTTCTTCAAGTTCAACGTGGACGGGCTTCTGAGAGGCGACTACCAGAGCCGTATGCAGGGCTACGCGGTCGGACGCCAGAACGGCTGGATGTCCGCGAACGATATCCGCAGCCTAGAGAATCTGGACCTGATTCCGGATGAGGAGGGCGGAAATCTATACCTGGTGAATGGGAACATGACTAAGCTCTCAGAGACGATCTCTTACAGCGGCGAACAGGATTCAGGATCGGAGGATACCGGTGAAGAAAAGACGCAAGGTCAAAAGCCCGGAGAAGCCGGGGAAAGACAGATACAGAGACATGGAGGAGGCATATGAAAAGAAAGTTCTGGAACTGGGTGCGGAACGAAGGGCAGGATGCCTTCGGTTCCGACCGTACACTTTACCTCGACGGGGAAATCTCAGATGAGACCTGGTTCGGGGATGAGGTGACGCCGCAGCTCTTCAAGGATGAGCTGAATGCAGGCAACGGAAACATCACGCTGTGGATCAACTCTCCGGGCGGTGATGTGTTCGCGGCAGCACAGATCTACAACATGCTGATGGACTACAAGGGTGATGTGACGGTCAAGATCGACGCACTCGCAGCTTCGGCTGCAAGCGTGATCGCTATGGCCGGCACGAAGGTCTGCATGAGCCCGGTCGCCATGCTGATGGTCCACAACCCGGCAACGGTGGCCATCGGAGATGCTGAGGAGATGCAGAAGGCCATCGACATGTTGAATGAGGTCAAGGAAAGCATCATGAATGCTTACGAGATCAAGACCGGCATGTCACGGCACAAGATCTCGCAGCTCATGGACGCGGAGACCTGGATGAACGCCAGGGAGGCCGTCAAGCTGGGATTCGCAGATGAGATCCTGTTTGACAAGGATCAGGAAGAGGTAGCGGACAGCAAGAACCCGGGCGCCGCAATGCTTTTCAGCCGGAAGGCGGTTACGGATTCCCTGTTATCCAGGCTGATCCCGAAGGACAGACATGGAGCAGATTCTATAGGGGAACCTGCCGCGAAAAAGCATGAGGCTGAAACAAAGGAGGCCGGGATCCCGGTCGCACAGCTTGAGAAGAGACTGTCTCTTCTCTCACATTAAGGAGGATGAAAGCAATGAGCAAGATTATGGATCTGATGGAGAAGAGAGCGAAGGCATGGAATGCGGCGAAGGAGTTCCTGGAAAGCCATTCTCAGAACGGCGGTAATGTTTCTGCGGAGGATGCTGCTGTTTACGACCGCATGGAGAAGGAGGTCACTGATCTCACCAAGGATATCGAGCGCCTGCAGAGACAGGAAGCAATCGACCAGATGCTGAACCAGCCGACCAGCAAGCCCATCACCGACAGACCGGCGCAGGCGAAGGGCGAGGAAAAGACCGGAAGAGCGACCGATGAGTACCGCAAAGCCTTCTGGGACAACATCCGGCATCCTGGCAACCCGGTGCTGCGTGATGTCCTGGAGGTCGGCACGGATGGCAACGGTGGTTATCTGGTCCCGACAGAGTTCGAGCGCACCTTGGTCAAGGCACTTGACGAAAACAACGTCATGAGGACGATCGGCTGCAAGATCATCACGACTCAGAATGAGCGTAAGATCCCGGTCGCTGATGGTCACACGGTTGCTGCCTGGACTGCCGAGAACGGTGCGTATACCGAGAACAATCCGACTTTCGCCCAGAAGAGCATCGATGCCTACAAGCTCACCGACCTGATCAAGGTCTCTGATGAGCTGCTTTCTGACAGCTTCTTCGATATCGAGGGCTATATTTCCGAGGAGTTCGGAAGGGCATTCGGTGAGGCGGAGGAGGATGCGTTCATCAACGGCGCTATCCAGAGCGGGCAGACGGTAATCGACCGTCCGACAGGCCTTTTCTCTAAGGCAACTGCAGGTGGAGCACCGCAGGGTGTTGTGGCTGCAGGCGCAACAGCCATTACTGCGGACGAGCTGATCAGCCTGGTCTACTCTCTGAAGGCACCTTACCGCGGAAAGGCAAAGTTCCTGATGAACGACGCCACGGTGGCAGCAATCCGTAAGCTGAAGGACAGCAACGGTGTTTACATGTGGCAGCCGTCCCTGACGGCAGGAGAGCCGGACAGACTGCTTGGCTATCCGCTGTTCACTTCTCCGAAGGTGCCGGTGATGGCTGCAGGAGCAAGGGCAGTTGCATTTGGTGATTTCTCCTGCTACTGGATCGCAGATCGCGCAGGCCGCACGATGAAGCGTCTGAATGAGCTTTATGCAACCAACGGACAGGTAGGATTCACCTGCACGGAGCGTGTCGATGGCAAGCTGATCCTGTCTGAGGGTATCAAGATCCTCGACATGAAGGCGGGATCCTGATCAGGAAGAATAAGCAGGGCTCCGGTGAAAGCCGGGGCCTTCGGCTTGGGAGGTGAGCATGATGCTGGTAACAATAGATGAGGCAAAAGCATATCTCAGGGTCGATACCGGTGACGAAGATTCCCTGATCCAGAGTCTGCTCACATCCTCTGAGAAGCTGGCAATGGACGTGGCAAGGTTATCGGAGGAGGAAGTTCCAGAGCATCAGGAGCTGTTGAAGACAGCGGTGCTGTTTACCCTTGGGTACCTTTATGAGCACCGGGAGGAGGCGGATCATCACGAGCTGGTGATGACGCTCAGAAACCTTCTCTTCTCGATCCGGGAAGGAAGGCCGGTGATCACATGAACATCGCAAGGCTTCACAAGAGGATCCTGTTTCAGGTGAACGCGGTCACGACAGACAGGTACGGAAACCATGCGAGCGGATGGAAGGACTACTTTTCCGCATGGGCCACGATAGGGACGGACAGCTACGGGTCCGAGGACAAGGGCGTGGTCATCAATCCGGAGGAGACACTGAATTTCACGACAAGGTGGTGCACGGAGCTGGCGGCGGTAGAGTCCACAAGGTACAGGATCCTGTGCGAGGGGAAGATCTACAACATTATTTTCGTGAATCCGATGGGCTATAAGCATACGTCGCTGAAGTTCACCGGAAAGCTCTACAAGGAGAAGTCATGAGCGACAGGGTATCGATTGACGGGATGACAGACGCCATCATGGGTGAGCTGGAGAAATACCGGGACCTGGCCGCGGAGGATCTGAAGGAAGCAGTTAAGGAGACCGGAAACGATGTGAAGAAGGATATCTCGGCCCATGCTCCGGTCAGGACTGGGAAGTACAAGAAGTCCTGGGCGGTGAAGAAGACGGCGGAGACAGCGGAGTCCATAGAGCTGGTGGTTCATTCCAAAAACCGCTATCAGATCGCTCATCTTCTGGAAAACGGCCATGCCAAGAGGGGCGGCGGCAGGGTGGCTGCAATTCCCCATATTAAGCCTGCGGAGCAGAGAGGCGAGACAGAGCTTGTAGAGAAGATCAAGCGGAGGCTGGAGGGAGGCGGCTGATGTGACATTTGAAGAGACCATGACAATGCTGCAGGCGGCTGACCTGCCGCTTGCCTACGATCATTTTGCTGAGGGCGAATCTCCGGATCCGCCTTTTTTGGTGTTTCTTTTTCCGGAATCAGAGAACGTCTTTGCCGACGATACAGTCTACCAGAAGGTCGAGGACCTGAATGTGGAGCTGTATACGGACAAGAAGGATCCGGAGCTGGAAAAGAAGCTGGAAACGATATTGACGGAGCATCAGTGCCCATATGTAAAGACAGAGGTCTGGATTTCGGATGAGCGGATGTACGAGGTGCTCTATCAGACGCAGATCATAAAGGAGGATTGAGAGATGGCTGCAGTAAAGAACAAGGTGAAGTTCGGTCTGAGAAATTGCCATTACGCGCTTGCAACAATGGATGATTCCCAGAACGTAACCTTCAGTACGCCGGTGCCGATCCCCGGTGCGGTGTCCCTTTCGCTGAGTGCAGAGGGTGATAATGATCCCTTCTATGCAGATGATTCTGTGTATTTCCTGGTGGCAACGAATACCGGCTATTCAGGAGATCTGGAGGTTGCCATGATTCCGGAGAGCTTCCTGAAGGATGTCCTGAAGGAGACGGAGGACGCGAACGGAGTCATCGTGGAGAACAAGGACGCGGAGCCGGCGCATTTTGCCCTGCTCTTCGAGTTCACGGGCGACAAGAAGCAGATCCGCCACTGCATGTACTACTGCAGTGCGACAAGACCGGCTATGGAAGGCGATACCAAGGAGGACAAGACGAATGTGAAGACCGAGAAGATCTCGATCACGTCGACGCCGCTGCCGAATGGCATCGTGAAGTCCAAGACCGGGTCCAATACCTCGGACACCGTCTACAACGACTGGTACAAGGCGGTTTATATGCCGTCTGCGACTCCGGCTTCTACGGAGACAGATACAGGTGCGTGAGAACAAGGACTGCATCGGCTGAGGCAGAAGCTTTAGCTGGTGCAGCCCGATTTTTGGAAATGGCAGGGTGCACTGCCTGGAGGAGACAGTATGGCGGTTACAAAAGAGATTGAGATTGACGGGATCCCGGTGAAGTTCAAGGCATCGGCGGCGATCCCGAGATTATACAGAAACAAGTTCGGAAGGGACATCTACAGGGATCTGGCAAAGCTCCAGAAAGCGATCGAGGAGAATGATGCGGATAATTCCTCCCTGGATAATTTCTCCCTGGACGTGTTCGAGAGCCTTGCCTGGCTTTCTGCCTGGCATGCGGATCCGCAGCATGTGCCGGACAATCCGGATGAATGGCTGGATCAGTTCAACACGTTTTCCATCTATGAGATCCTGCCGCAGATCATTGAACTTTGGGGCATGAACGTGGAACAGCAGGTGGAGGCTAAAAAAAACTTCCCGCCACAGACAGGGAAATGACGACGCCGCTGTTTCTATTGCGGTGTGTGCAGCTGGGGATCAGCCTGCGGGATCTGGATCTTCTGACCATCGGGACGGTCAATGACATGTACTCGGAGATGAGCAACGACGACTATGACGGGTACTGCGAGATCGCGACCGAGGCTCAGATGGATGCATTCTGATGGCGGTACAAGGTAGGTTTTTGATTTTATGGGAAGGAGGCCGGCATGGCGGACAGGATAAAGGGCATAACTGTCGAGATCAATGGTGATACCACCGGTCTCTCGAAGGCTCTTTCGGGTGTCAACAAGGAGATCAGGAATACCCAGGCGCAGCTGAAGGACGTGAACAAGCTCCTGAAGCTGGATCCGGGCAATACGGAGCTGATCGCACAGAAGCATAAGCTCCTGCAGCAGGCGGTCGATGAGACGAAAAAGAAGCTGCAGTCCCTGAAGGAGGCCCAGAAGCAGGCGGATGAAGCCTTAAAGAACGGGACCATTTCCCAGGAGCAGTATGACGGTCTGCAGAGGGAGATTGCAGAGACTACCCAGAAACTGAAGGATCTGGAAGCCCAGGCGGAGCAGTCGGCAACAGCACTGCAGAAGATCGCAGCAGCCGGAGGAAAGCTCAAGGATATCGGCGGCAAGGTATCTGGAATCGGAAAGGATCTGACTACTTATGTGACGGTCCCTCTGGCGGCAGCTGGTGCTGCGGGCGTGAAGTCCTTTGCCGAGGTCGACAAGACGATGGCGCTTGCCAACAAGACAATGGGCAACACGGCAGAGCAGGCTGGTGTCTTGAACGATGCCATGAAGGACGCAGCGGCCAATTCCACCTATGGAATGAGCGATGCCGCGAACGCCACATTAAACTTCGCAAGAGCCGGTCTTGATGCGGAACAGTCGGCAGCGGCTCTCGCACCTGCCATGAACCTGGCTGCCGGCGAGGGTGGCGACCTGGATACGGTTTCCGCAGGACTGGTCGCGACGATCAACGGCTTTCACGGGTCCTTTGAAGAGGCAGGAACTTATGCAGACGTATTTGCCTCTGCCTGCAACAATTCGGCACTGGATGTAAACAGCCTGTCATCGGCTATGTCGGTGGCGGCACCGATCTTTGCCTCCGCTGGCTATAAGGTTAATGACGCAGCTCTCTACATGGGCGTGATGGCCAACAACGGAATCGAAGCCGACAAGGCAGCCAATTCCCTGAAGACCGGTATCGCAAGGCTTGTCTCTCCGGCCAAGGACGGTGCGGAGATGATGGAGAAGCTGGGCATCTCCATCACGAACTCCGACGGATCCATGAAGGATTCCGTTACCGTGCAGAAGGAACTGCATGACGCCTTCGCGAATCTGTCGGAATCGGAGCAGATCGCTGCGGCCTCCGCAATTTTCGGGAAGAACCAGATGGCGCCCTGGCTGGCGCTGATCAATACGGCGCCGGGCGATGTGAATGAGCTGAATGCTTCCCTGACAGCCTGCGGCGGAACGACGAAGGACATGGCGGACACCATGATGAATGGCTTCGGCGGATCCATTGAGAAGCTGAAGTCTTCCATCGATGTTTTAGTCTATTCGCTCGGTCAGGCGCTGGCGCCTACGATCCAGAGCGTGATCAATTTCCTGCAGGGGCTGGTGGATAAGTTCAATGCCTTAAGTCCTGCCCAGCAGGACCTGATCGTGAAGGTCGGGCTCTTCGTCGCGGCAATCGGGCCGGTTCTTCTCATCGTGGGAAAGCTCATGTCGGCGGTCGGGACGATTATGACGGTTGTTCCAAAGCTGGCGGGATTGATCAGTACGGTGAAGGGAGCCTTTGCCGCCCTGAACGCGGTCATGCTGGCCAATCCGATTATGATCGTCATTGCTGCGATCGCGGCGCTGGTGGCGGCATTCATCTATCTCTGGAATACAAATGAGGAGTTCCGGCAGTTCTGGATCAACCTTTGGGAGAGCATCAAGCAGGCGGTCATCACAGCCTGGAACGCGATTGGAGAGTTCCTGAAGAGAGCCTGGGAAGAAATCAGGAATACCTGCCAGACGATCTTTAATGCCATCAAGACATTTTTCCAGACTGTGTGGAACGGGATCAAAAATATCTTCTCCACAGCAGTCGGCGCGGTGAAGACGGTGGTCACCAATGCCTGGAATGCGATTAAGACGGTCACCTCGACCGTATGGAACGGCATCAAGTCTGTCGTGACGGGAGCTGTCAATGCGATCAGGAACGGGATCTCTACAGGGCTTACTGCGGCGAAGAATACGGTCACAAATATCCTGAACGGAATTAAGAATGCGTTCTCAACAGTCTGGGAGGGTGCGAAGAACATCGTCTCCGGTGCCATCGGGAAGATCAAGGGCATGATGAACTTCCATTGGGAGCTGCCAAAGCTGAAGCTGCCGCATTTTTCCATCACAGGAAAATTCAGCCTGGATCCGCCCTCCATTCCGAAGATTGGAGTGGAGTGGTATCGGAAGGCGATGGGCGACGGCATGATCCTGGATTCACCGACTATATTTGGCACTGCTGGCGGAAAGTTACTGGCTGGAGGTGAGGCAGGTCCTGAGGCGGTGGTCGGAGTGGATTCGTTGAGGACCATGATCCAGGAGGCGGTCGCCGGACAGACGGCGGTGCTCGCCCAGGCGATCGGAGCGGCCGGCGGCGGGGACATTACCATTCCTGTCTATGTGGGTGGAACACTTCTGGATGAGATGGTTGTCACAGCGCAGAATCGGCAGAACCTGAGATCAGGAGGAAGGTGAGAGAATGGCTTTTATACAGTATCTGACCTTTGATAATGTGGCGATTCCCCGGCCGGACTCCTATGAGGTGCAGCTTTCCGATGTGGAGGCGGACTCCGGCGGGGAGACAGAGGCCGGGACAACGCAGAGAGATATCGTGCGGACAGGGGTCGCAGAGATCCCTGTTTCCTTTTCCGTCAGCCCATCCTGGATGAAGCGGCTGACGGCCTATAAGAACAAGGCTTCCATCTCGGTGAAGTACTATGATCCAGAGACGGCAGCGGTGAAGATAGCAGAGATGTATATTGACGGCTTCAAGGCAAAACTGGTGCAGGATACCAGCTATGGAGGGCTGTGGAACGTTTCCTTCACGCTGAGAGAATTCTGATTGGGTGAATCAGTCAAGACTGATATGATGAAGGAAATAAATCAGTATTTTTCAGATTTGGAAAAATATTCTTGCCTTGATACTTGACTGGATCTCAAGACGACATGGATCGCTTTTGACCCAAAATGATAATCCATATTTTAACTGTTGACAGGTCAACAATTAAGAAGCATAATTGACATATCAACAGTTAGAGGTGGGAAATGAATAACATTGGGAAACAGATCAATATCCTGGTCAGGCAGTTTAATCTCTATCTGAATCACGAATTAACAGAGCTTAATGTGTCCGCAACGGAGATCCTGTACCTTGCCTCACTGTATAAAGAGGATGGACTTACGCAGGATGAACTGGCATCTGAATATCTTGTCGATAAAGCTGCGGTCGCAAGAACCGTCAGCAAGATGGAGGACAAAGGGCTGATTACAAGAAAAGATAATCCGAAGAACAGAAGGCAGAAACAGCTCTTTCTGACAGAAAAGGCGCGGAAAATCAAACCGGAACTTAAAAAGGTTCAGGATCGATGGCTAAAGATTATGACGGAAGATGAAGACGCAGGTCTGACAGAAGCACTTTCATCATACCTCGACAGAATCGTAAGCCGTGCAATTAGTGTGAATCAGAAGGAGGCGGAATAGAATGGATATCAAAGAAGCAATCAAAGCAAGGCATATGGTTCGCAAATATACGGATAAAACGATACCGGCTGATCTCGTAGAGCAGCTGAATGCCAGAATCACGGAAAACAATGAAAAGTATGGGATGAATATAAAGCTTGTCACAGGAAAGTCGGATGGTTTAAGTGCTGTTGCCAAACTGGTGCTGGCAAGAGGCGTCAACAACTATATAGCCCTTTCCGGCAAGGATACACCGGAGCTTGATGAGAAAGCAGGTTATTGCGGTGCGGATGTTATGCTTTATGCGCAGACGCTTGGTCTCAACACCTGGTGGGTCGGCGGCATGTATTCAAGGAAAGGCGTAAGCAATAATACTGATGGTGAAAGACCTGCCGGGATCATAGCAATCGGCTACGGACAGACACAGGGCGTTCAGCATAAGATGAAGACACCATCGGATATCAGTTCCTATGAGGGTGATGAACCACAGTGGTTCAAGGACGGCGTGGAAGCCCTTCTTTTAGCTCCGACTGCTCTTAACAAGATGGCTTTTACAGTAAAGGGAACCGGAAATAAGGTTTCTCTTTCCTGCGAAAATGGTATTTTTTCCGGCGTTGATAAAGGAATTGGCAAATATTTCTTTGAGGCTGGTGCAGGAAAAGAAAACTTCGAGTGGGTGTAATTATGGATGAGCAGATCAGAAAACTACAGCAGATGCTGGATGAGAGCCGGTTTACACTGGTTGTTACCGGTTCCGGGATTTCCGTTGCATCAGGCATTCCGAGCATGCACGGGCTTAATCTGGCAGAAACGCTGCAGTTTGTATCCAACAATGTTCTTAGGGCAACGCCGGAGCATTACTACAGGGTAGCAAGGCGTTCGTTTTTGAAGGCTATGTTTGAGAACGGTCCCAGCCTGTCACATAAGAAGCTTTCTGAGCTTGAGCAAAAAGGTAAAGTGCATGGGATTATCACGACAAACCTTGATAATCTGCACAGCATGGCCGGTTCTGTAAATGTGGCGGAGATCCAGGGAAGCTTTGCAGTAAATACCTGCCTGAAATGCGAAAAACAGAATTTTGATGTAAATATATGGAATCAGGGTAAGGCACCAAGATGTGAATGCGGAGGGCTTTACAGCTGCTGGCCTGTTTATGCACACATCGGTCTTTATGAACCGGACGCGGCGAAAGCGAGGACATGGGCAGCAAAGGCTGAACTGGTTATTCTTGTCGGCGCAGAAGGGGCATATGGCGGTGTCTATTGGAATTCAATCCCATCTTCAGCAAGGATTGTTCAAATCAATCCGGGAAAGACACAATTTGATTCATCCGCCATTCTGAATATCAGAAAACCGTGTGATGAGGTATTTGCTTTGTTGGACTGATGACAATCGCCATAATTTAAAAATATGATGTTTATGAGGGTCATAGAGATATGGCTCTTTTCTTTTGCCATAAACTGAGGAAGGAGGCGGGCGATGTATCCGGTAAGTGATGTGTTTCTGCAGGCGGTGCAGAGGAAAACCCGCCATTATTACTGGACAGGGAAAATCACGACGACCGGCGGTGCAGCGTATGAGTTTGGTCCGGAGGATATCGTGAAGGGATCCGGATATATTTCTGCCCAATGCTGCGGGTCCTCTGAAATCGAGCTGGGAACGGTGTATGCCGCGGAGTTCGGGATCTCATTATTTTCCTCGATAGACCGGTACACGCTGAAGGACGCAAAGGTCGAGCTGTTCTATCATCTGGAGCTGACGGACAGGACTTATGAGACGGTGCCGATGGGAATCTTTGAGGTCTCGGAGGCCAACCGGAAGGTCAGGACGCTGGAGCTGAAGGGTTATGACTACATGCTCCGGTTCGAGCAGAACTTCAACGGCTTTGAGACCATTGGAACACCGTATGACTTCATCGCTCTGTGCTGCAAGGCCTGCAAGGTGGAGATGGCGCAGACGAAGGAACAGATCGAAGCCATGACCAATGGCACCCAGGCCATGTCCATCTATACAGAAAATGATATCGAGACCTACAGGGACTGTCTTTATTATGTTGGGCAGGTTCTGGCAGGCTTTTTTGTTATCAACCGGGAAGGAAAGCTGGAGCTTCGGAAGTATGGAATGAACCCTGTTCAGACCTACGAGGCGAAGCACCGGTTTTCGTCCAGCTTTTCGGATTTCATCACAAGGTATACGGCGGTCAATTCTACGAACCGGCGGACGGAGATTGCTGAGTACTATGCCCTGGAGACGGATGATGCTCTGATCATGAACCTGGGCGTGAATCCTTTGCTGCAGTTCGGCCTGGAAGAGACCAGGGAGATGCTCTGCAGGAACATCCTGAATGACATTGCACAGATCCGCTATGTGCCTTTTGAGTCGGACACGATCGGAAATCCGGCACTGGATCTTGGGGATGTGCTGACTTTTTCCGGAGGACAGGCTGACGCAAATCAGCTGGCAGCCATTACCTCTATGGAGATCAAGATCGGCGGGAAGGAGACGCTGAAGTGCGTCGGCAAGAATCCGCTGCTGGCTCAGTCGAAGTCCAAGAACGATAAGAATATTGCCGGCCTGATGAATTCCATTGAGCAGGGGAAAATCGGAATTCATACCTTTACCAATGCTTCTGTCATTGACGTAGCGGAGACAGATAAGAAGATCATCAGCATTCAGTTCGCGACCTCGGAAGCAAACCATGTTCAGTTCTTTGGGCAGGTCATGATCAATGTGGCGGCGAAGGCTGTGACGAAGGCAGGAGAGGCGGCGGGTAGCATTACCGTTCCGGCACTGCCGGTAAGCACAGCTTCTGGAATATCGGATGCCGACGGTACTGATAACGGATCATCGGATTCTGCTGGGATGGGAGCTGGAGACACTTCAGAAAGTACGGATTCGACCGAATCCGGAACCGGCGACACAAGCGGAAACACTGATGCAGGCGGAACGGATACCACTGCAGAATCCTCCAGCACGTCAGAGACAGTCATCCAGGTGGCGCTGCCGGTCACGATTGAAATGGATGGGCAGGCAGAGGGGATCATTACTTATGAATTCAATGATACGAAGCTGACGACACCGGTGCCGGTGGAGACCTGGCATTCCGGGAAGCATATCCTGAGCCTCTATTATCCGATCGAGAACGTCATTGCCAATTACACGAATACCTTCAACGTGTATATGAGGATGACCAGCGGGACCGGAAGAATCGAGATCGGCGACATTATCGCATCGATCAGCGGCCAGTCCATGGCGGCAAAGGAGGCTTGGGATGGAAAGATCGCAATCGATGAGAAGATACAGCCCTTCAGACTGACGGCAGCGATAAGGCCGATCGCATTTACGGAAGCTATAGAGAAGGAAGTGAAGTGGGTCGTCAATTATTACTGGAGCGACACCATCACCGGAAGGCAGAAGGTTGGCGCCTTCGGCAAGATCATGGAGACAGGAGGTACAGCATGAAGCTAAAGGGAAGGATGACCATTGAGCTCATGGACTCGAATACCGGGGCAGTGGAGACAGTTACAGAGGAAAATATGATCACAGAGGCGGTGAACGACCTCTTTGCCTATAATCCCTTCGGAGTCCATTACACGACCGGAAACACGATCAACGAGGTGGAGTGGTACAAGACCATGCTGCCCATCTGTCCGAACCTGATCGGCGGGATTTTATTATTTTCAAAGCCTCTGACGGAGGATGCAGCGAACATTTACCCACCGACGGACAACCTGCCGGTGGCCTATGCCTCCAACAATGTGAATTCCACGGCGGATGTGGCAAGAGGAAGCCTGAACCAGTCAGAGAGTAAGAAACTCGATAACGGCTATAAGTTTGTCTGGGAGTTTACTCCTTCTCAGGGCAACGGGACGATTGCAGCCGCAGCGCTGACCTCCTGCTGGGGCGGGACGAACGCATTCGGAAGCTCCGCGGGGACCAAGGCGACATTTCAGATGATGAAGAGGGTGAACATCGGGGATGTGGCGGACGCCAGGAAGCGGATGCTCTTTAACGCCGTCGCTTTTGACTGGGAGAAGGAACTCCTGACCTCGATCACCTATAAGGACTCTGCGGTCGTGATCCGAAAGCTCAGGGTTCCGACCTTTACCATCGGGCTGAATGAGCAGCTGAACGATTCGACGACCTCAATCCTTGAGGAGAAATCCGTGACGACGACTTCCTTTGTCTGGGGCGATGACTACAGCGTCTGGGGAGATTTCTTTGACGGAGGCGACGGCTACTGGTACGGATTCTCTTCAGAGGGAAATTCGTCCGGCAACGCGACGGTCACCTGGGTGAAGATCAAGAAGGATGATCTCACGATGACGGACGGCTCCTGGACGCTGACAAAGGCATATCTTCACCGGATCGGGACCAGGGATGAGGCGTCGAGCTATCCGGAAAGGACCATTTATTCCGTGATGCGGGGCGGCTATCTCTATGTGCTGGCCTACAACAAGAAGGGCATCTACAAGATTAATGCCAACAACCAGACGGATGTCACGCTGATCCCGTTCGGATTTACATCTGCCTTAAAGCCGCTCTGCGAGTCCGGAAGCTGCGAGGTTTACATGACGGTTGTGAACGGGCTGATCATGGGATGGGATTTCATCCTGGACGCGTCAGATAAGGTGACGAAGGTCGGCGGTGCGGTGCGGCTGGAGGACGCGGCTTCGCCCATTTTCCAGTACAAGAATTATCTCGTGCAGTGGGGAGGCTCCTACGGAAATGAGTACCGGACGGTGTACATCCTGACGCCGTATCTGGCTTCCATCAATAATCTTTCTCAGACCGTGGAAAAGACAGCTGAAAAGACCATGAAGATCACGTACACGCTGACGCAGGAGGCGGAGACATCGGCATCCTGACGCGCGATATTATTTTGAACCTGTAAATGGGCAGCTCCTTTTGGGGCTGTCTTTTGTTTTGCCTGTAAGGGAGAAGGAGGTAGCGATGAAGGAGTTCTGGAACATTATTCAAGCGGAGTTTGCTGTCGTCGGAGGATGGCTTGGCTGGTTTCTCGGAGGGGCGGACGGACTTATGTATGCACTGATTCTATTCGTAGTCTGCGACTATATCACGGGCGTGATGTGCGGGGCGGCAGATCACAAGCTGTCCTCGCAGATCGGCTTCAAGGGGATCTTTCGAAAAATCGTCATTTTCATCATGGTCGGGATCGGCAATGCCATTGATATCCATGTGCTGGGAAAGCCGGGTGTCCTGCGAACAGCAGTCATCTTTTTCTACATCTCGAATGAAGGGCTGTCTCTGGTGGAGAACAGCGTGCACCTGGGGCTGCCGGTGCCGGAGAGCCTGAAGAGAGTACTGGAAGAGCTGCATGACAGAGACGGCAAGGAGAAGGAAGAGGAGAAGGAGATAAAGGATCATGATGAAGGGAATTGATGTTTCGAAGTGGCAGGGGAAGATCGACTGGCAGAGGGTGGAGGCGTCCGGTATCGAGTTCGCCATCATCCGGGCAGGCTACGGGAACTCTGCAAATCAGAAGGATTCATTCTTCGAGAGGAACTATCTTGGCGCGAAGACGGCGGGGCTGCATGTCGGCGCTTACTGGTACAGCTATGCCAACAGCTTCCGGGAAGCTACCCTTGAGGCGAAGGCTTTCCAGAGGGTGATCGCCGGGAAGCAGTTCGACATGCCGGTGTACTTTGACATGGAGGAGAAGGATCAGCTGGAGGCCGGCAGGGATTTTTGCAGCGGACTGATCCGGACCTTCTGCAGTGAAATGGAGAAGGTGGGATACTTCGCCGGCTTTTACACATCGGCATCCTATGCAAAGGCGGTGGTATCGCCGGAGATCCTCAGCCGGTATACCTTCTGGTGCGCCCAGTGGGCGAAGAGCTGCAGCTATCAGGGGCGCTGCGGAATCTGGCAGTATTCCTCCAAGGGCAGGGTGCCGGGGATCAGCGGGAATGTGGATCTGGATCGGTGCTATCAGGACTTTCCGAAGGTGATCCAGAGCGGAGGGTTTAATGGATACCCGAAAGGTACCGGAGCAGGAACGACTGCAGCGGCGCCTTCCAGAAAGTCTGTCGAGGAACTGGCCAGAGAGGTCATTGCCGGGAAGTGGGGCAATGGCAGGGAAAGACAGCAGAGGCTGATTGCTGCCGGGTATGACTATAAGGCCGTACAGAGAAAAGTGAATGAGATGATGAGGTAACGGAGCGTTGCATCATCTGGGAAGAAGGGCTATTCATGGCGGAGAGATCTGCGGTGGATAGCCCTTATTTTTGTGCTCTGAGAGCGGAAAAAATCCGACCGGGGGAACTTTAAGGAGTAGGAAAACTACAACCTGGAGGTGCCTATGACGGTCGATGAAATGAAGAACGTGGACGTGCGGACGGTCAGCCGTGATGATTTGGTAGATATCAGAGACGTGCATATAGACAGGACTCTTCCGAAGGAGGAGCGTGTCCGGAGCTTTGTGCAGCAGATCCGGAATCCATACTGCTTCAAATGCGGGAATGTTGTCGTGAAGACCAGATTTACAGATACGGATGTGACGCTTGAGGAGCGCATGGAGCATTATCTCCGGTCAAAATAATTGTGGCCGATGAGGCAGCGTATGATCATGGTAGAATCAGACCATAGCGAATAAGAATCAGGGCTGTACCGGATGCATTTGTTTTTGCTTGGTCAGATGGTGACTAAGGAGGACAAACAGCATGAATAAAGAGTACAGCGCCTGCATTTATGCCAGACTGTCCCGTGACGACGGAGACAAGCTGGAAAGTGACAGCATTATCAATCAAAGAGCCCTGATCAGGGACTATCTCAAAAAGCATCCGGAGATCCATATCGTTTCTGAAAAGACTGATGATGGATTCTCCGGAGTCAATTTCGACAGACCAGCCTTCAAGGAGATGATGGATGAGATCCGCTCCGGGAAGGTCAATTGTGTTGTCGTCAAGGATCTTTCCCGTTTTGGAAGAAATTATATCGAGGCTGGCAATTATATCGAGAAGGTGTTCCCGTTTATGGGAGTGCGCTTCATCGCCATCAATGACAGCTATGACAGCCTGGACAGGAACCAGGCGGATTCTCTGATTATTCCCTTCAAGAATCTGATCAATGATGCTTACTGCAAGGACATCTCTGTGAAGATCCGCAGCCAGCTCGAGATCAAGAGGAAGAATGGCGAGTACATTGGCGCCTTTGTCGTATACGGCTATCTGAAGGATCCGGAGAATAAGAACAAGATTATCGTTGATCCCTTTGCGTCTGAGGTGGTCCGGGCGATCTTCAAATGGAAAATCGAGGGCATGAGCCAGAGCAGGATTGCGGACAAGCTGAACGCGCAGGGAGTCCTCTGCCCGCTGGAGTATAAGAAGTCGATTGGCGTGAACTTGAAGAGCAGCTTCCAGGTCAGGAAGAAGGCCATGTGGTCTCCGGTCTCTGTGGAGCGGATCCTGAAAAATGAAATCTATACAGGGGTCCTGCTGCAGGGGAAGAGGAGCACTCCGAACTATAAGGTCAAGAAGCTGATGCTGAAGGATGAGTCAGAATGGGTGAGAGCGGAGGATACACATGAAGCCATTATCGACCGCGAGACCTTTGAGAATGTCCAGATCATTCTGAAGCATGATATCCGGATTGCTCCGCAGGAGGATATGGTCTACCCGCTTTCGGGCTATGTGCGGTGCGGCGATTGCAGACAGAGCATGGTCCGCAAGTCCTTTGTACATGGAAAGAAGCGCTACAGCTATTTCGTCTGCTCGACACATAAGCGCGGCAAGGGCTGCTCTACACATTCCATTGGCGTGGAAGAGCTGACAGCAGCAGTTCTCACTGCGACCAGAAGGCATGTGGACACCATCCTTGAGATGGCAAAAACGATTGATTATGTTGAGGCGATTCCTGAGCGTCAGAGAGGCGTCCTTAATTATGACGCGCAGATCGTCAGGCTTAAGGAGGATATTGAGAAAAACGAGACGTTCAAGCTGAAGCTTTATGAGAACCTGCAGGAGGGTATGATCAGCCAGGATGAGTATTTTCTCTTCAAGAAAAGCTATGCAGAGAAGATCAAGAAGGCGCAGCAGTCCATAAAGCTCCTGCAGGAGGACCGGGAGCAGATGGTAAGCAGCAGCCGGGAGAGGCTTTCCTGGATGGATGTCTTTAAGAAGCATGCAAATCTCACGGAGCTGGAGCGAACAGCGGTCGTCGATATGATCGAGTGCATCTATGTCTATGAGGACCAGCGAATCGAGGTCGTTTTCAGATACGCAGATGAATGCGAGAAAATCATCAAATTTCTGCAGAATGTTCCTGAAGACGTAAAAGCCCGGGCAGCAGTGTAAGGAGGTGCGCTATGGCAAGAAAGAGCAGAAGGTCTGTAGCCACTGTTGCTGCAGAGAAGAATGATGCCGCTGTCGTTTATTATCCGACGGCGATCTATGCCAGGCTTTCTATTGAGAATAGCGGCAAGGACGATGAGGGAGATTCTATCGCAAACCAGATCAGCTTTTGCAGAGATTACCTGAAGAACGCAAGTGATCTGAGGCTATACGATATTTATGAGGACAACGGCCAGAAGGGAACCCGGTTCGACCGACCGGAATTTCAGCGCCTGATGGATGATGTCAGAGCCGGGAAGGTGAAGTGCATTGTAGTCAAGGACCTGTCCCGATTCGGAAGAAATTATCTTGAGGCGGGAGAGTACCTGGAGAAGATTTTTCCCTTTATGGGAGTCAGATTCATTTCCATCACGGATGGCTACGACAGTCTTCTGTCTAGTGACGCAGAGGGTGCCCTGATGATCCCACTGAAAAACATGATCAACGATGTGTACGCCAAGGACATCTCCAGGAAGATCATTACTTCCTTCCGGGCAAGGCAGGAGAAGGGAGAATTCCTCCCGGCCTTCGCTCCGTATGGTTACATGAAGTCACAGACACAGCAATATCGCTATGAGCCTGATCCGGTGACGGCTCCGTATGTAAAGCTGATCTTCGAATGGAAGGCAGCAGGCGTCAGCCACAGTGAAATCTGTAATCGGCTCAATGACATGGGAGCCATTACGCCTGCCAGACGGAAGGTCGAGCTGGGAATCTGGAAGGCTGAGAAATACAAGCATACGATCTGGCACGGCAGAAGCATATTGGATATCCTGCAGAATCCGACCTATACGGGAGCCATTGTCTATGGAAGGATGCCGAAGTCTCTGTATCAGGGGATCAAGATCCATAGAGGGAAGCCCGAGGAGCTGAGAATCCTCCCGGAGATGCATGAACCGCTTGTAAGCCAAGAACTTTTTGATCAGGTCCAGGCTATTTTTGCGGAGACGAAGAAGAATGCCAACAGGAAGATGGAGCAGACTGCAGACGTCAGAAGAAGGATCATAAATCTCTTCAAGGGAAAGATCTACTGTGGCGACTGCGGAAAACGAATGCGGTTTATCAAAGGACAGGGAAAGGATAAGCAATATACCTTCATCTCCTACGCCTGCGGCGGGGATATCGATACCGGGTACCGAAATTGCAGCAGGCACCACATCAAATATGGAGATGTTTGCGACACTGCACTATCTGTCATCAGGGAGCAGCTGGAGCATGCTCTGAATCAGGAGGAAATGCTTCGTCGACTGAAGGGAACAAGAAGCGAGCGGAATCTTCTGGACCAGTATAACGGCGATTACAATCATGCGCTTCGGGAGGTTCAGAAGGTGAATGCCCGGCGTGAAGGACTGTACGAAAGCTTTACGGAAGGCGTTCTTGATGCCGATGAATACAGATACGCCAAGGCTGAATATGAGAGGAAGGCAGAAGAGCTGCAGAAAAAGCTCGACGCCGCGAAGAAGAAAAGGGATCAGCTGGAGCAGATTCTCTCAGGGAACAGCAACTGGCTTGAGGCTCTTCACAGAGCAGAGAATGCCAGTGAGCTCGATCAGAGTCTGGTGGACGATCTGATCAGCAGAGTTCTTGTTTATGAGGATGAACGGGTGGAAATCGAGCTGAATTATTCTGATGAAAAGAATGCCTTTGAAGCCGTTCTGGCAAAACTCTTGAAGGAGGCGGATTGATATGCGGGAAACTGTGATTGGAAAGTACATTCGCCTCTCTCAGGCTGATCGGGATCTGATGAAGAAGAAAAGCAAGACGGAGAGCGAGAGCATTTCTCATCAGAGAGCCTTAATCCAGAACTATATCGAATCTGATCCGGAGCTGAAGGGCTGCCGGCAGGAGGAATTCTTCGATGACGGGTACAGCGGGACGAATTTTGACAGGCCATCCTTTGAGAGGCTGCTGCAGAAGATCCGCTCTGGCGAGATCAATTGTGTCATCGTCAAGGACTTCTCCCGCTTTGGAAGAGATTATATCGAGCTGGGAGATTATCTGGAGAGGATCTTTCCCTTCCTGGGCGTGAGGTTCATTTCTGTCAACGATCATTACGACAGCAACGATTACAAGGGTACGACTGGCGGACTGGATGTCGTCATGAAGAACATCGTTTATGACTACTACAGCAAGGACCTGTCCATGAAGGTAAAAACAGCCAAGCGATCGAAGATGAAGCGCGGTGAGTACATGGGCGGACACATTCCCTACGGGATCATGAAGGATCCAGACAGGAAGAACAGCCTGATACCGGATCCGGAGGCGGCGGAGATCGTGAAGGAGATCTTCGGATATGCATTGAAGAAAATGAAGCAGAAGGATATTGTGGATACGCTGAATCAAAAGGGCTATGAGACTCCGGGAGCCTATTACCGCAGGAAGCATCCGGGATCGAAGAAATTTGCAAACGCTTCAGCTCTCAGCTGTTGGACGATGGACAATGTCCGAAATATTCTTCAGCAGGAAATGTATTACGGCGCTGTGGTCCAGCACAAGCGAGAAGGCATCGGCATTGGCTGTAAGCATACAAGAGCGATCCCGAAGGAGGAGCAGCTGATCGTTGAAGGCATGTTTGAGCCGATTGTCAGCAAGGAAACCTTCCTGGATGCTCAGAAGATTTTTCGAAGAGTAACAGGCAGGAAGACGGCAGTGCCGTACGTGTATCCTCTGAAGAGTCATGTCAAGTGCGCCGTCTGCGGAAGGCGGCTGCAGTACAGATCGAATGAGATCAAAGGCGTCTATTACAATTATTTCTGGTGCCCGCTGTCGAAATACCAGAATGGATCCCAGTGCTTTCCGGGCTATTACAGAGAGGATGACCTGAATAGGATTGTTCTGGAAGGAATTCAGAAGCTTCAAGATCTGGCGGGACAGGCAGCGATGAAAACCTCCAGGAGTAAGGCCAATGCTGCAGATGAGAGACTGTCGAAGGCTCGCACGCTGAGTGACCTGCAGAAGGCACTGGAGCGGTGTGAGAACGATAAGTTTGCCAACGTAGACGCCATGATGTCGGGAGACATCAGCAAGGATCAATATCAGGAGCGCAGGAAGCTTCTGAATGATCAGGAGGAAGCACTGAAGAAACAGATTGCCGAAGCACAGAAGCGGGATTTTGATCCCAGGATGGAGCAGAGCGAGGAGGCAGCAGGTGTGATAGAAAAGCTCAGATCCTTCGATGGAGCGCAGGAGCTCACGCCGGAGATGGTGGGTGCACTGGTAAAGGAGGTGCGGGTCACGGATCCGGAGCACATCGAGATCCGGTGGAACTTCTCGGAAATGGTGATGGAATTCCTTACTGAATGATGACAAAAATGAAAAGACCGGCTATTGCTTTCGGCAAGCAGTAGCCGGTCTTTTTTCGGCTAAGCAGCTTTGTATACGTCATTGTCATCCTCCCGTGCATATGACTCATTTGGATGAGTGACCTTGAGAGCGTAGACCGCTACTCCAGAGCAGAAAAATGCAATGGCTGTGATTGCTGCCGGCCAACCTTCGAGACTGACATTGAGCTGAGTGTTTTTAATGAGGGTAGGGATGGTATCGACTATCTGAGTGAGTTTGTTTTCCATGCTGGAAACCTCCTTTGTGGTGTTTGTCGTTTGTGCGGTACACTTTTTATGCTCTTATTGTAATTCTGGAAAAATTAAATAGATAGAATCAGATTTAAAAATTTCACGACCCCTTAAATTTCAATAAATTACGTGATATATTAGAAAAAAGCAATTGTTTTGCGACCCCAAAACGGGGCTGTAGGAGACGCCACATTGGAAAAGATAAATGTTTATGTACCGGAAAATATAGGGGCAATGCTTGAAAACGATGCCATGATGTTCGAGGTCTATAAAAAAGATGGCAGGACTGTTAATAGAAACAAATTCCTTGGCATGCTTATTAACGGGTATTATGCGGATTATGTGACGGAGGCAAGAACGGCATATGATAGGATCCTTTCGACGATAAATACAGATAAGCTTAGTCCCAAAGAAAAAGAACATATTGCAAATAATATACTGAAGGCAGTTGTGCTTCCAGTTGTTCCATCACGTAAAGGGAAGAATCCAACAAAGCTTTCAGTGAAACCTACTAAGGATACGGAAGCATTGATTGAACAGATTCTTTTGAATCTTGGCGGAGATGATTATATTTCACAGTATTTCTGCCGCATGTTCATGAGCTATTGTGAAAAGCCTTTCAGTAAGAGAGAACAGATTGTATTTAAGAGTACTTTTGTAGAATTGCAACTAGCATGTGATGCTAAGAGAAGCATTACCTTTAAGACAATATGGAATACAAAAAAAATCCACGAAGTGATTCCATATAGAGTTGTGACCGGAACAGAAGAGATGTTTAATTATCTCCTCTGCGCAGAACTAAACGAAACAACTGGAAATCAGGAAGCAAAAACATATCGATTGAATCGTATTGACAAGTTGAACTATGGGAGGAGCATGGCCTCAATTGACAATACTGTGCGAACACACTTGGATATGATGGTTCAGTATGGTCCACAGTATATGATTAATGATGAGGAAGAAACTTGTGTAAGGCTTACAGCTTCAGGACAGAGAAATTTCAGCCGAATATATTATGGCAGACCTGTGCTTGATAGAGTTGAAGAAAGAGAAGACGGACACTATTACTATTTTAAGGGTTCTAAAGATCAGGTATTTTTCTACTTCAGACGCTTTGGATATGATGATGCTGAAATTATTACGCCGGAGTCACTCAGAACAAAGATGATAGAATTTCATTCGCGTGCTTGTGAAATGTACAAGAGGAAGTAAAGGGTTATTACTATGGATAATTCGAAAATTTATGAAGAAATAATGTTGAATGGATGCTTTAATAAAATGAAGTCCATACGCAATGCCTGGAGCGACAATAAGAAGGAGAGTGTGTATGGCCTGCCATCTATTATTGACATAGGTGGATCCGATTATAGATCCTATTCTTTCATTATGAAACAGTGCGAATCACTCATATATGAAATGATTCCATATTTAGTGATTGAACTAATGAGAGCATATAATATAACAGCTCAGTTTTACAAAATAAATCAGAACGATGCTCATATATATTCTGTGTCTGAAAATAAAAATTGGCCTGATTATGTTGAGCAGTCTAATAGAAAACAGGTATTTGCTTTTAGCTGCAAAGGTGATCAGAAGGAAGGACTGTATATTTTTAAGGAGTTTGGAATTGGAAATCATATCCCGAAGAGTCTTCTTGAAACAATTAAGAAGGAAAATGGTTTAAAACTTCACTGCTATGTTTCGATAGTTGAAAATGATGCATATTCTGAAGTAATTAATCACAATGACGATGAAAATGATCCGACCAGAGGAACTGGCATATACTCACTCAAGCAATTTTTCGATTTCTTTTTTGGGCCAGAAGAATATGCAGTGTTTAAAAAGTTCGCAGATATTTTCGCGGAGAAGGTTCGTGATTATTTTGGGTTTGAGATAGTCAGGACAATAAAACCTAATACATTGCATAATTTCAGAAGTGTAGTTAGAGATGATATAGCTTCCTTCGATGTAACAGAGCTTGATTCAGATTCAAGAATCTCTGATAGTCAACGAAACCTAATTGAAGAGCAGTTCTTCAAAGAGAAAAATTACGAGATTCTAACTGGATCAAGTGATTTTGCGCAAAGCTATATGACAGCGGAATGGCTTTATAAATCGTTATCCGGTGCGGGTAAAATTGATTTGACTGCTATTGCAATGGGATATTTCAAGGCTATAGAACAGCTCCTGTTCCATTACCTTGAACTTCACACCATAGAAAAGGATGGGGTAACCCGCACGGTTTTTGTTGGTCGAGGCAAACCTTATGCTGATCCAAGGGGAAACGCGGATCTGACTGATGCACTCATAAGTGATGAAGAAAAAACAAAAGATATAAATCTGGGATCTCTTACGGGCATGTTTGGCTATTACGATGGAAGAAGAGGCCAATACTATTGGAGAAACCGAGATTTGCTGGTTAGTGGAATTGATAATGATACCTATGAGTTCATAATAGACACTTTTACCGGCATAGTTGGTCTGCGAAATGGTTTCTTCCACAAACATAATCTCACAGATTGGTCGAAAGTAGTTGATGCCAGGAATAGTGCACGGCTGATATTCTATTTGCTGCTTGGAGCATACAAAATAAATGAAAGCGATAAAACAGCGCTCGGACTGATTCAAGTGGATGAGCATGATGACTATTATAAATTATGTGATTACATGAATGAAAAAGCCTATGGAATTAGCGGACTTGATATTCCAATTTTCTATTTAAACGGACAAACGGATCCATATGGATTCTGGATGGGGTATCGTGACGACTACATAGAATATGACAATTACGGTGAACCTGTGTACTCTGGCGTATACTTCAGGGAATTACATGATAAGCAGCACATCAGAAAGGCTACGAGGGAAAATTTACCTACAGAAATATGGGAAGGAACAATGAGTATAAGCAGGAGCGTTCCGATTGAAATCAAACCTTCCGGACCTCAGAAGAAGATTTATCAAGATGGAAAATTTGTTGGCGAATGATATCCAGCCACCAAAAATGTGGCGGAGAATATGTGTTGACCTATCTTGACACAAGCTGATGAATGCCACCGGTCGATCTACAATGTGTGGTCGCAGGTGCTGGAATACTTTGATGCTTTCATTATCGGCCTGACCGCCACACCAGAGAAGAGGACATTTGCGTTCTTTAACCAGAATGTGGTCAGCGAATACTCCCGGGAGAAAGCAATCATTGACCGGGTTAATGTCGGCGAGGACATCTATCTGATCAATACCGAAATCACCCAGAATGGTGCTATGATCATGAAACGTCTGGCAGAATACCGGGATCGTCTGACCCGGGCAAAGCGCTGGCGGCAGATGGATGAAGATATGGCCTATAATCCGGGAATGCTGGATGTGGACGTTGTGAATCCGAGCCAGATCCGTGCTGTCATCCAGACATACCGGGACAAGGTATTTACGGAGCTGTTCCCGCGAAGAAAGAATGTGCCGAAGACACTGATCTTTGCCAAAAATGACAGCCATGCCGATGATATTGTTCAGATCGTCAGAGAAGTGTTCGGTGAGGGAAATGAATTCTGCCAGAAGATTACTTGCAAGGCAAAGAAGGCAGACGAGGCTCTGAGCAATTTCCGCAATCAGTTTTATCCTCGCATTGCAGTGACGGTCGAAATGATCGCTACCGGAACGGACGTGAAACCTCTGGAGTGTCTGATCTTTATGCGTGATGTCCGGAGCAAAGGCCACTACGAGCAGATGCTCGGTCGCGGAACCAGAGTGCTGAAGCTGGAAGACCTGAAGATGGTTTCCGGTGATGACGCTACAGAGAAAGATCACTTTGTCGTAATCGATGCGGTCGGCGTAACAAAATCCAAGAAGACGGAAACAAGGCCACTGGAGTATAAGCCCCATGTAAGTCTGACAGAGCTTATGAAACGGGCATCGCTCGGAACAAAAGATCCGGAGATTCTTACATCACTGGCAAATCGTCTAATCCGGCTGAGCACAAAACTGAAACCAGAAGAACTTGACGAGTTTGAAGCAAAAGTCGGAAAGCCGATCAGTACTGTTGCAGAAGACCTGCTTAACGCATTCGATGAGGATGTAGTTGCCGCGAGAGCCGGAGTTGAGCTTGACCCGGACAGAGATCCAAGCCCGGAAGAACAGGTGAAACTTGACGCTGCTCAGGAGGAGCTGATCAAAGAAGCAGAACAGCCTTTCAACGATCCGGACAACCGGGATTATATTGAAGACGTCCGGAAGAAGCACGAGCAGATCATCGACAATGTAAACATCGACTCCGTAACTTATGCTGGGTGGGACAAAGACCGTGACAGCAACGCTGATCAGGTGATCAAGAGCTTTCATGAATTTATCGAAGAGAACAAGGATGAGATTCTTGCGCTGCGGATTATTTACGATCAGAGATTCGCAGACCGCCCGATGGCGATTCGGAAGCTGAAGGAGCTGTATGAAAAGCTTCAGCAGGAGCATATCACCATTGAACGGCTCTGGGATTGCTATGCCATTAAGAAGCCTGACAAAGTGAAGCGTGGCACGATCGGACAGCTGGCGGATCTGATTTCCATCATTCGTTTCGAGATGGGCTATGCAGACAACCTGCAGCCGTTTGCCGACAAGGTAAACTATAACTTCATGCAGTGGACGCTGAAACGGAACGCCGGTGCTGTGCATTTCACAGACGAACAGATGGAGTGGCTGCGTTTGGTGAAGGATCACATTGCTGCGAGCCTGAGCATCAGCGCGGACGATCTGGATTATACGCCATTTGACCGGAAGGGTGGGCTCGGCAGATTTTATGAAGTGTTCGGTGATCAGTATCTGGAGATACTTGATGAGATGAATATAGAATTGGTGGCGTAAGGGTATGGAAAAAAGAAAATGGGCTGATGTTTTACACATTGTAAGTGGAAAAAATCAGAAAGATGTCCAGAATCCGAATGGAAAATATCCCATATATGGCAGTGGTGGGAAGATGGGCTATGCAGATGAATACCTGTGTGAGCCAGGTACCACTATTGTAGGAAGAAAAGGTACGATAAATCGCCCCATCTATGTAGATGAGCCATTCTGGAATATCGACACCGCTTTTGGCGTAACACCGGATGGGGGCTTGGATTCAAAGTATCTATTCTACTTCTGTGTACATTTTAATTTTATGCCGCTCGACAAGTCTACAGGAAGACCGAGTTTAGCTAAAAGCGATCTCCTTAAAATAGAGATGCCGGTACCGTCAATAGATGAGCAGCGCCGGATCGTCTACCGAATAGAGGAACTGTTTTCTGAACTGGACAACAGCGTAAGCACATTGCAGAAGACAAAGGAACAGCTGGCGGTTTATCGGCAGGCAAGTATTACATCTGCATACCCGGTGATGACGAAAGAAAACACGAAGAAGCTTTCGGAAATTTCGGATATAACAGGTGGGATCACTAAAGGAAGAGATCTTAAACAAGCAGAGACTATCTTTCTTCCTTATCTTCGTGTGGCGAATGTTCAAAACGGCTTTCTGGATCTGACGGAGATAAAAGAGATAGAGCTAAAAGCCGATGAGAAGGAGAAGTACCTACTGAAAAAGGGAGATGTTCTTTATACAGAAGGCGGGGACAGAGATAAACTGGGACGTGGAACCGTATGGAACGAGGAAATCCCCGACTGTGTCCATCAAAACCATGTATTCAGAGCGAGAGTAGATAAGAGTATTGCAATACCAGAATATGTCGCTTACTGGTCAATGGGCAGTTATGCCCGCATGTATTTCTTTAGAAAAGGAAAACAGACGGTAAATCTTGCGTCGATCAATAAAACAGTTCTTTCAAATTTGGAGTTGCCAATCCCCGATTTAGCGACACAGGAGAAAGTTCTTGCCGAGATCGAATCCCGCCTCTCCGTCTGCGATTCCATCGAACACACCGTGGACACCGCACTCCAGCAGGCGGAAGCGATGCGTCAGTCCATTCTGAAACAGGCATTCGAAGGGAGATTATAAATCATGGCCGAATTATCGACACAAACCAGTTCTATCGTATCAAAGGTCTGGGGCCTTTGTAATCCTCTTCGGGATGACGGTGTTTCTTACGGGGATTATCTGGAGCAGCTGACCTACCTCATTTTCCTGAAGATGGCAGATGAATATTCCAAACCGCCCTATAACCGTGACAGCGGGATTCCTGCCGGATGCACGTGGCAGGATATGCGTTCGCTCAAGGGAACGGAGCTGGAGGATAAATACAAAACCATTCTGGAGACCCTCGGAAAGCAGAGTGGCCTTCTCGGCAGCATCTTTTTCCAGTCATCCAACAAGATCAGCAAGGCTGCTATCCTAAAGCGTGTCGTTGATATGATAGACGGCGAGAAATGGGTGTCCATGTCCTCGGATGTGAAGGGTGACATCTATGAGGGCCTTCTTCAGAAGAACGCGGAAGATACCAAGAGCGGTGCCGGGCAGTATTTCACACCGCGATCACTGATCCGGACGATGGTGCGCTGTATGCGTCCGGAACCGGGGAAGACTATCGCAGATCCCTGCTGCGGCAGCGGCGGTTTTTTCCTTGCCTCACAGGATTTCATCGCAAATGAATACAGGGAGACACTTGACCGGGAGCAGAAGGAGTTCCTGAAGAATAAGACTTTCTACGGAACGGAACTGGTTCCGACCACCTTTAAGCTCTGCTTGATGAACCTATACCTTCACAATATCGGAGATATCTACGGCGATGTGCCGGTCAAGCAGGCGGATGCATTGCTGACAGATCCCGGGTATCGTGTGGACTATGTGCTCACGAATCCGCCCTTTGGAAAAAAGTCCTCAATTACCTTTACGAATGAAGAAGGGGAGACCGAGGACGAGGATCTTGTTTATAACCGCTCTGAGTTCTGGACGACCAGCTCTAATAAGCAGCTGAACTTTGTGCAGCATATTTACACGATCCTGAATTCTACCGGAAAGGCAGCAGTTGTCGTGCCGGATAACGTGCTCTTTGAAGGCGGTGCAGGGGAAACGGTGAGGGAGCAGCTTCTACAGAACACAGATCTGCATACGATCCTGCGTCTGCCTACTGGCATCTTTTATAAGCAGGGTGTTAAGGCGAATGTGATCTTCTTCGACAAGCGGCCCGCCAGCCCGGAACGTCAGACGAGGGAAGTCTGGATCTATGATTTCCGGACAAACATTCATTTCACATTGAAACAGAATCCGATGAAGGAAAGTGATCTCGACGATTTTGTCGCCTGCTTCAATCCTGAGAACCGACACCAGAGGAAGGAAACCTGGTCGGAAGAGAATCCTGACGGCAGATGGAGAAGGTTCACTGTTGATGAGATCTGGAAGCGGGACAAGAAGAGTCTGGATATTTTCTGGGTGAAGGACAAGAGTCTCGCGGATCTTGATAACCTTCCGGAGCCGGATGTGCTGGCGGAGGATATCATTGAAAATCTGCAGAGTGCGCTGGAAGGATTCCAAGCGCTGCAGGCGAAGTTGAGTAAGAAAAGCCAATAAAGGAAATAAGCATGAGTAATCAAGTACCAGAGACTGAAGAAAAAAGAGTCTGGGGCATCCATACGAAAGACGACAATCTTTTCTTGAAAGAAAATGTCATTGCATTAGGGTGGCAGCAGATTGGTGATCTGAGCCTCATAGTTCCCGACAGAGAGTCATTCAAAGAAAAATACATAGCGGCTTATCCGGATGCAAAGAAGGGCTCGATTCCCACCGGTGTCGGTATGCTGTTCCGGTTTTGCCATGAGGTGCAGATCGGAGATTACATTATCTATCCTTCAAAGATTGATCGCATGATCAATATCGGCGAGGTTACCGGCGGCTACAAGTATGTTCCGGAAGCGAATGAATATGTACAGCAGCGGAGTGTCAAGTGGCTGAAGCATGTACCGCGCATGTCTTTCTCACAGGGGGCTCTGTACGAGATTGGCTCGGCTATGTCTTTCTTCATGGTGAAAAATTATGCCGATGAATTCTTGGCGGCTCTCGATAAGGGCTTTGCCAAGAGCATATCTGAAGGTGAAGAGGATGACACGGTTGGTGCCACGGCAGACGACATTATAGAAAGCACCAAGGATTTTATTCTGAAGGAGCTGAGCCGTCAATTAAAAGGTTATGATCTGGAACAATTTGTCGCGGATCTTTTACAGGCGATGGGCTACCGGACAACTGTGTCTCCGCATGGTGGTGATAGCGGTATCGATATCACTGCTTATAAAGATGAGCTGCCGCCGAGAATTCTGGTACAGGTGAAAAGCCAGGACAGCGATATCAAGGAAACAACTATTCAGTCTTTAAAGGGCGCAATGCGCGAGGGTGATTATGGCCTGTTCGTCACGCTGTCAAACTATACCAAGAAGGCGCAGAAGTATCTGGAGAACACACCGATTATCCGAGGCATCAACGGAACAGAGCTGGTGGATCTGATCCTGAAATACTATGATGATCTGAGCGAAAAGTACCGGAAGATGATCCCTCTGAAGATGGTCTATATTCCGGTTCCGAAAGAGGAGTGATCAGCACGCATGAAGCTGATGATCAAGTTCAATGTCGGTGTGTCCGTCGACCATGTATATGAGGTCAAGCGGATCGATACGGATTTCTTTAATGAGGGACTCTGACTAATAGGTGCTTTTCAGAAAGGGCTTTAAATGATTGAACTTCTACTGGAAAATCTGTTCTCAATGGTTGCTGATCTGTCAATTGAAAAAATCGCCGACCTAAGAAAGCAGTACACAAATCAGAAAATCTTATATCTGACTGCTGAACAATATGTAAATGCAGAATATTTTCGTTCAGAGTATAGGGATGTTATACCAGTTCTGGAAAAGGATAGGATTCTTGCGATTGATTCCAGAGATATAGAGCCATCTAAATCCATTCAGGAACTGAGCGAAAGTATAAAACCGGTTTTCGCTTCCATGCTGATAACCGATAAAGAAACATTAAAGCAAGATATTATAACGGCAATTGCTGCGCAGTACAGATCAAAAAGAGAACTTGCGATTAGTCTATTTGATATTCTTGAACAACAGAAAAAAGATACCGATGCTATTCTGCAGAAAATTAGCAATGTCGATACTAAAACACTTTTGATTACTGACTCGCTCCAGAGAAGAGAGGCGTTAAAAGAACGAGCGATCAGAAGTGGAATAGGAAGAAAAATGGAACAGCTGATCCATTACGCCTCTCAAAGCTTTATTTCTATTGTCACAAAGAAGCCTGCTCAATCAGCGGGAGATGCAGGCACAGAGCTTGAACAGTATATGAATTGTATAAGAAAGCAGTTAGAGGATGATTTCCCTGAAATAGGAATTGATTTTCTTCAGAAGCCTGTATCGATCATAATGCCTAATCCCGATGGATCTATTATTCCATTGCAAAAGGAAATAGAGACGCTACAGTTTTTAAATCTGTTTTCGCGCCAGACACAAGGGTATATTGATGAATTGCTTAAATACACTACTCTGTTGCCGGATGATTTTATTATCAAAATGATAGAGGTGGGTAATGTAATTGACTCCAATCTGTATTCCCACGCGATAGAAAGAGGGATTGCCCCGATGTTAAGAAATGCAATCCCCACAGATAAGAAAGCTCATGTGGACAGTTTTAAGAAATACTATAGGGAACTTGGGGTGAAAATTCTTTCCATGGAGCATTATGCTAAGTCGTGATGATTAACATGCCTCCCACTCATCCGTCTTAAACAGCGATTCATCAGAAGAGGTGATCTCGGCCACATCGGCCAGCGGGATTGCCGCTTCATCTATTTTGATGCATCCCGTCTCCTCTGGGTCGACCTTCCAGCAGATCCCGGTCACAGTCACGTACTGGCCCAGCATCTGCCATGCGAAGCGGTTGTGATCCGTGCAGGGGGTGTAGTAGCGGACACTGACCTTTACCTGATTGGCCCGGGCCATCTTGCTGTTATAGGTAAGAGTCCGTAGGATCTGCAGACGGCGATTCAGCTCGATGCGGTCAGCTTCCTCGAGTTCGATCTGCTCCACATACTCCACGTTCTTGCTGTCGATGCTTTCGGAGTATCCGTCCAGTGCGTCGAACGGTGCGAAGATCTTAGCCCGTCTGCGGCGATCCATCTTGGGATGCTTCCGGGAGAAATCATCAAAGCGGTGGTGCTGAGGGCGTCCGGAGAGGAATGCCGCCGTGTATTTGAATCCGATGGGGAGAGTTGCTGCCATGATATCCTGCCTTTCTATCGGCAGGACATAGGATCAGGCTTTATGCCCGCCGATCTGGAGATTGCGTTCGCGTGCGGTGCCGCCGTTCATGTAGTTGAAACCGCGCAGCAACGCATTTGATCCGTATTTTTGGCGTACTTCAAGAAGGGCACGCTGCAGTCTGCGTTCCTTATCGAGTGCGTCATAATCTGTGAACAAATCTAACTGATACATTCCATCATCTTTTCTGGTGTCCTGTGCAGCGATGCCGAGCCTGCGGACAAGGAGTGACTTGTCGACCTTCTTCGTGAAGGCATCCAGCAGCAGGGACATGATTTCCTGATTGCTGTTGGTACGGGTGCGGAGTTTGAAACTGCCGCCGACATGGCAAGGGTGAAGTCTGCCGTAGAAATCGATCGAGACTGGCCCTTCGTAATATGGATTTTCCTCCAGAGACTTCGGGTCGAAGCTTACCCAGAAGGAGAGTCCGCCCGCTGTCAGATTCTGCGAGAGCAGGTCGGTGGCCAGCAGGTCGACCATTTCTGTGAAGACCAGCTTCGCCTCATCATAAGAATAAGGACGGGAGAGTACTTGGCCCTTGGAGAGAGAATGACTCTTGTTCCTATAGCTCTTGATGTCACTCATGAGGCAGGGCTCAATACCCCACACGTGGTCGAGCAGGATTTCTGCGTCGATCCCGAACATCTTATAAAACTGGCCTTCGTCGTAGAGCGCGGCCATTGCCACATCCCCGAGCGTGAACATTGCACGCTTCTCCAGTTTCCGGGCGGTGCCAGGGCCGATCATCCAGAAATCTGTCAGGGGCCGGTGATCCCAGAGGAGGATCTTATACTTGTCTTCATCAAGCTCGGCGATCCGGACGCCGTCTTTATCCGGCGGGGCTTTTTTCGCCACGATATCCATGCCAACCTTCGCAAGATACAGGTTGGTGCCGATTCCGACGGTCGCGGTGATGCCGGTCTCTTTCAAGACGTCTCGGATCATGGTGATCGCCATCTGGTGGGCAGGGGAGACACCGGCGGCCTTCGCATCCGCTTCATAGAAATGCAGGTATCCGGTCACATCGATAAAGCACTCATCGATCGAATAGACATGGATGTCTTCGGCGGCGACGTACTTCCGGTAAATCTCATAGATCTTTGAAGAGACTCGGATGTATTCCGCCATCCGAGGGACAGCGATCTCGTAGAGAATCCGCGTGTGGTGCGCGATCTCATATTCCTTGATTTTCTGCTTGGCTTCAAACAGCCGGGGCCGTCCCGGAACACCGATCGCCTTGAGGGCAGGGGAGACAGCGAGCACGATGGTCTTATCTGTCCGGCTGTTGTCGGCGACCAGCAAGTTGCATTTCAACGGATCGTATCCACGGGATACAGCTTCCACCGAAGCGTAATAAGATTTTAAATCGATGCAAATATACGTCCTGTCCATAGGGCCTCCAAACATTTGTTCTTTCACAAAGAAAAAAAGAAAAGAGGGAGGGCCGACAGACATTAAATGGAGTCAGCCCGATCCTCTATCGTTCCCATAAATGCAGACTTTGGCACAAAGGGAACATTGAAATCGTAACCGGATTTATTCATGGTGAGCAGCTTCACCATCAGCATGTTGACGTTGACGTTCAGCAGCGAAGCGATCCGGACAACATCATTCCCTTCCTGAATCAACTCCAGCAGTTCTTCATCATCGATCAGGATGTTCGCGGCAAACTGGTTTGCTTCGAGCTCCCGCTGATCGGTGATATCAAAGATTTCCATTTCCACGAGATAATCCCGTTTCGTAAGCGCATCCTTGTGGAGCAGGAGATGACCAAGTTCGTGGGCGCAGGTCATCCGCTGCATCTGCAGGCTCATATTTGAATTGATGAAGATGAAGTAATTGTTCAGGTAAATCTTACAGAATCCCTTCTGCTTTTTCGTGTTAATGAACTTCACATAGTACCCGAGAAGCCTTGCCAGCTGGAACGGATCCCTGGTATCGTGCCGCTCGATCAGACGCTCGGGTATACGAAAAATTCTCTCGTCCATTCATGATCCCCCGTATGTTACTGGTCAGAGGAATCCTCTTTCCTGTAACGCTTATTGACATACTTGCGGTTATTTTTCTTCGCCTCCCAGTATGCCTCCTGCATGGCACGCATGATCTCGTCCATGTCTTCCTCTTCAATTTCTCCCCCGGCAGCGAGCACTTTGAAATCTGCAACCAGATCCCATGCCTGCCGTGCGCCGCGTCCGCCGTATTGCTCGTTGGCCCGGAGAACGAAGTCGGCGTTCTCATCCATCAGGACTTTCTCATCGACTCCGAGGGCCTCTGACAGCTTGGTGTAGGTATCCCGGCTCTTAGGCATCCGAGCACCGGATTCGTAGTTCTGAATCGTCCGCAGAGAGATCCCGGTCGCTTTTGCCAGATCATTCTGCGACATCTGTTTGGCTGCCCTCGCGTTTTTGATTTTTTCGCTCAGGTTCATGTTGGTACGTCCTTTCTAAGGTAGCGAATCGTTTGTGAACTCTGAGTTTCGTAATTGCCGCAACTTTCGTATTGACAGAGAAGAGAGATGTCTGTATACTAACTTGCGTAAGTTACGTAACTCATAGGACGATCATACAGCCAGATACGCAAGTTGTCAATAGGAAGAATGAAAAAACTTTCGTGTTTTTCTCCTAAACATTCGCATGAGACGAAAGTTAAGGAGAATGCAGGTGGCGTACTTTCAGCTCTGGTGATTGTAGTATAGCAAAAGAGGTGTACAGAAATTTGGACAATGGTGCGGAAATATATTCAAACAAAATCCCTGCCATTGAATAGTATGCGAAAATTGATTCGTATTAAACCATCTATGTAAAATTATGAATGTCATATTGACAGATAGTTCAAATACAGCTATAATATCAACATCAGATTGAAAAGGAGGTAAATAGATGGGCGAGGCATTTGACAAGAAGATATTGCTTGAGAACATCTCCTACCTTTTGAAAGAGAAGGAAATGAAAATCGGTGAGCTGGAAGCTGCTGCAAAAGTCAGCACCGGCTATATTTCCAGAATAACCAAGGAGGAGAATTCGAAGCCAGGTATCGATTTTATTATGAACGTGGCGGAGGTGCTTAACATCGGAATGGACACTTTGTTGAAAGTAGATCTATCAGCACAGACACCAACAGAAAGATATCTGATTTCCTTTTTTGACAAATTGATTGCAGATACTACAGCAGATAAGCTGGACTGGGGAGTTGAGAAGGCTGGGACTTTAAATCGTTTGGATACTGACATTAATGGCAATGTGAGCCACCCTCTTTTTGAATACGAGACCTTTATGGAAGAGGGTGAATCGGAGTACCCAGAAGAGGTTACCCGAGTTGTTTTTCCATCGCATAGCTTTGATGTCCATACGACGATATATGGAGATTGCTACAACCTTCGCCTTAAAAATGGTGCCTTCCTATATCTGATGAATATATGCAAGTCAGTATATAGGGTTAACGATCCAGATGCATTTGCAAAAGAAGCATGGCTTGTAGGGGCTGACTATTCTATACAGTTTCTGGCAGGTACGAAAGATGATGCGGTGCTTGCTTATCTCGTTACGCATCTTTATGCAGCGGTGGCTGAAAGCATGAAACACCCGAAATTACAGAAGGGTGCTAAGGATGCGATAGAAGCATTTATGCGAGACGACTTTACGGACGATGATGAGCCACCATTTTTCTAAAGAGGGGGGATTTGCGAATGGAGAAAAAAGCCGTCCACGGATTGTGAAGACACCGCAGTTTAATATTCCGATCGGGGAAGCCATAAAGAATCCGGATGGTCACTATAGCCTGAGGATTAAAAAGGCGAAAAGTCAGGAAATGGAAGTGATCCCGCTGGATCAACTGAACAAGATGATCATGCAGGAAGCGGAAAAGGTATAAGGCAGCGACTCCGAAACTGAGAGACGCGCCGTAAAATCAAATAGTAGTTAGCTCCAGACGAGCGGAACCGAAGATGAGTTCAGGCCGGTACGAGCATTTACAGAGAAATCTGTAAGTGTTGGTACCGGCCTTTTTTTGTTCAGGAACAGGGAGGGGGTGAGTGCAGGATGCAGCTGTCACTGAAAAATGACAACGACAAATATGAGATCGGCAATAAGATCCGTGAGCGGCGTACTGCGCTCGGCTTCTCACAGGATGAGCTGGCAGACATGGTAGGGACTGACGGTAATTCTGTCTCCCGTCACGAGAACGGAACCCGGGAGATGAAGATCTCCGTGTTCTGCCAATATGCCGACGCGCTCTCTGCAAATCCGGCAGACCTGCTGCCGGAGCGCCTCTCGAAAAAGCTGGAGGGGAAATACGCGGAGCTGGTCGATACAGCAGCGGGCCTCTCTGAGGGCGACCTGGAGATCCTGCTTCTCATGGCAAAGCGGATGAAGGCACAGGCTTCCTGATGCAAGTTCTACCAATTGGCAGACAAAGCAGCAGAAACCTGACCGCTTAGGCTGAGGGATCGGGAAGCGATTTTTTCTAAACTATAACCATCCCGAGCGGGACTGCAGCCCGCCGGGAAATACGAAGAATTGAAGCCGGATGCATACGGCTTTTCGGAAAGGAAAATGATGAAGCTCTACGAAATCAATCTGGAGATTATGCGGCTTGCGGATGCGATCCCGTTTGACGAGGAGACCGGGGAGATCCTTGGTGATGTCGATGAGTTCTATCAGCAGATCGAATCCCTGCAGATGGAAAAGCAGCGCATCCTCGAATATCTCGCCAAGCTGGTGCTGAATCTCCGGTCAGAGGAAGAGGCTCTAAAGACAGAAGAGAAGCGTCTCAAAGACAGAAGGCAGCGGCTCGAGAAGAAGGAAGATCGCCTCATCCGTGTGCTTGACCGGGAGTGCGCCGGGCAGACAACAGATCTCGGGGTGGCGACGCTTGCATACCGGAAGACCAGTCATGTGGAGGTGGACGATCCGGGAAAGGCTGTGCGGTGGCTGAAGAGAAACAAGTTCCTTACTGCCTTCCGCGTGCCGGAGCCGGAGGTCGCAAAAGCGGAGGTTCGGAAACTCATCAGCGCCGGAAAGAAAATTCCGGGATGCAGTATCGTCGATGACGTGTCCTGCAAATTGAAGTAAGGAGTTAAAACATGCTGAGCATTACAAAAGGAAAGACGGCCCGGGCCATGAAGGTAGTGGTTTATGGGTCGGAAGGAATCGGGAAAAGCACGTTTGCTGCCGATGCCCCAGATCCCCTCTTTATCGATACGGAAGGCAGTACGGCCCACATGGATGTGCGCCGGATCGAGAAACCGGAGACATGGGAGGAGCTGGTTGACATCGTAAAGGAAGTTGCGGTGACACCAGATATTTGTAAGACGCTGGTGCTCGATACGGCGGACTGGGCGGAGCAGCTCTGCGTTTCCCATATCTGCAAGAAGTATAAGCAGCCGAGCATCGAGAGCTTTGGTTACGGCAGGGGCTATGTGTATCTCTCCGAGGAATTTGCCCTCCTCTTGCGGGCTCTCGATCAGGTGATCGCTGCCGGAATCCACGTGATCATTACAGCCCATGCCAAGATGCGCAAGTTCGAGCAGCCGGATGAGCAGGGAGCCTATGACCGGTGGGAGATGAAGCTCTCCAAGCACGTGGCTCCGCTTTTGAAGGAATGGTGCGACATGCTCCTTTTCTTAAACTACCGCACCTATGTGGTCACGACGGAGACGAATGCGAAGAAGGCGCAGGGCGGGAAGCGTGTCATGTACACGAGCCACCATCCCTGCTGGGATGCCAAGAACCGTCAGGATCTGCCGGAGGAGCTGCCGCTGGATTTCAAGACCATCGCCCATCTCTTTTCGCTGACGCCGACGGCAGAGGCGGAAAAGCCGCTCGATCGTCTGAAAAAGATGATGGAGGAAGCCGGTATCACGGAGGAACAGATCCAGTCCGTGGTGGCAGATAAGGGGCACTACCCGAGGGAAGCCGGGATCGATACCTACAGCGATAAGTTCATCAGCGGATGGCTGATCAAGTACTGGCCCCAGGTAACGAAACTGATCAAAGAGACAAGTGCAGATGCACAGTGAGGAGAAAAATACCATGAGCGATATGAATCAGAATAACCAGAACATGTTCCTTGACTGGGACGATGCCATTGAAAACGACGGGCAGGAATTTATCGTCCTGCCGGAGGGAGACTACAACTTTACCGTCACAGATTTTGAACGCGGGCGCTTCCCCGGCGGCCAGAAGATCCCGGCCTGCAATAAGGCAAGCCTGACCCTGCAGGTGCAGACAGATGATGGCGTGGCCATGTGCTTCATCGACCTGCTGCTCTACAAGACGATGGAGTGGAAACTCTCCTCATTTTTCCGCAGCATTGGCCAGAAGCAGAGAGGGCAGCGGCTTGTCATGAACTGGAACCGTGTAGTCGGAAGCCAGGGCCGGGCACACTTTAAGCCCCGCTCCTATAAAGACCGCGATGGGAATGACCGTCAGACGAATGACGTCGACCGCTTCTATGACTATGACGAGAAGAACTTCCCGAACAACGGGTTTATGGAAATCCCGGAGGGGATCGATGATGAGCTGCCGTTCAATTAAGGAGGAGAGATATGTTTTCGCTTAGACCATATCAGGCCGAGGCAAAACAGGCGATCCTTGCTGCATGGGACGAGGGGCACAGGAAGACGCTCCTCGTCCTCCCGACAGGGTGCGGGAAGACCGTCGTGTTTTCATCGGTCACAGAAGAACAGGTGGGAAAAGGACACCGGGTGCTGATCATGGCGCACCGGGGAGAGCTCCTCGAGCAGGCAGCAGAGAAGCTGAAGCAGGCATCGGGCCTTGATACGGTGCTGGAGAAAGCGGAGAGCAGCAGCCTCGGGAGTTTCATTCCGGTGACGGTCGGATCGGTGCAGTCGCTCTGCCAGATGAGCAGGCTCTCCCGGTTCCCTCACGATTACTATCAGGACATCATCGTAGATGAGGCCCATCACTGCTTATCCGACAGCTACCGCCGGGTACTCGACCATTTCCCGGAGGCGAATGTGCTCGGTGTGACGGCGACGCCGGATCGTGGGGATATGAAAAACCTCGGAGAGTTCTTTGACTCCCGGGCCTATGAGTACAGCATGAGCACTGCGATCAAGGATGGGTATCTCTGCCCCATTAAAGCGCAGATGATCCCGCTCGAACTTGATATCTCCAGCGTGAAAATGAGCAGCGGTGACTTTGCGGTAGGCGAGATCGGGTCGGCATTGGAGCCGTATCTTCACCAGATCGCCGATGAGATGGTGCATTACTGCGGAGGCAGGCGAACGGTGGTATTCCTTCCGCTCATCGCAACGAGCCAGCGCTTCTGCCGGATGTTAAATGACCGGGGCCTTCGGGCAGCGGAGGTGAACGGCAACTCGGAAGACCGATCAGAGATCCTTGCTGATTTTGAAGCCGGGAAATATGACGTTCTCTGCAACAGCATGCTGCTGACAGAGGGCTGGGACTGTCCAGCGGTCGACTGCATCGTGGTGCTCAGGCCCACAAAGGTGCGATCGCTCTACCAGCAGATGGTGGGGCGCGGGATGCGACTCTCACCGGGAAAGGATCATCTTTTGCTTCTCGACTTCCTGTGGATGACAGAGCGGCACGACCTCTGCAGGCCGTCGGCGCTTATCAGTAAGGACACGAAGATCGCGGAGATGATCGATGACAAGATTGCAAAAGGCGACGAAGAAATCGACCTGATCGAAGCAGAAGAGCAGGCGGAACGGGATGTCCTTGCAGAACGCGAAAGGGCTCTGGCCCGGGAACTGGAAGAGATGCGCCGCCGCAAACGAAAGCTCGTAGATCCCCTGCAGTATGCCCTGTCCATTGCAGCAGAAGATCTGGCAAATTATACGCCGACCTTTGTATGGGAAATGGCCCCGCCATCGAAGAAGCAGCTCGCCTTCCTTGAGGGAAGGGGAATCTTTGCAGAAGGCGTGACAAATGCAGGGATGGCTTCGCTTCTCATTGACCGTCTGGTACGGCGGCAGGATGAGGGGCTGGCCACGCCCAAGCAGATCCGGCTTTTGGAACGGTACGGTTTCCGGCACGTAGGTACCTGGACATTTGAATCGGCAACGAAACTGATCGGCAGGATCGCGGGGAACAGCTGGTCACTCCCAAGGGGGATGAACCCGGCGGCCTATATGCCGTAAGGAGGGAATATGGAGAATAATACAAACATTTTGTCGGCGCTCAAGTTCTTGGATGTGGCGTCCATGACAAGGGCGGAGTGGATCGCGGTCGGCATGGCCCTTAAGACTGAAGGTTATCCTTGCTCGATCTGGGATGACTGGTCTCGGAATGACCGGCGCTACCACCCCGGGGAATGTGAGAAAAAATGGAACAGCTTTCATGGCAGCGGGAATCCTGTGAAGGGCGGAAGCATCGTGCAGATGGCAAAGGAGCGCGGCTGGACACCCTTTGGAGGAGAAAACGGCTGTATGGGCTGGGACGATACCATCGAATATGACGGCGATCCCGCCTTCACCGGCTTCTCGCAGGAGCCATGGGATCAGGCGCAGGATCTGATCGCCTATCTGGAGACACTGTTTTTGCCGGATGAAAAGGTTGGCTATGTTACGAACGATGTGTGGCAGGATGCCGATGGGCGCTGGGTGCCAAGCAAAGGCGTCTTTGACCGGACGGCAGCAGAGCTGATCGCATCCCTTAAGAAGCATCCGGATGACCTCGGCGCGACGATCGGCGACTGGAAGAAGGACGTCGGTGCCTGGATACGGTTCAACCCGGTGGACGGGCAGGGTGTAAAGAACGAGAATATCACCCGCTTCACCTATGCACTGGTGGAGTCCGATACCCTGCCGATCCCGGAGCAGGACATCCTGTTCCGGAAACTGGAACTTCCGATCGCGGCTCTCGTGCATTCCGGCGGAAAGAGCCTGCATGCGATTGTGAAGGTAGATGCGGAAAACTATGAGGAATATCGGAAACGCGTCGAGTTTTTATATGACTTTCTGGAAAAGAACGGCGTGTCGATCGATAAGCAAAACCGCAACCCGTCACGGCTTTCGCGTATGCCGGGAGTGACACGGAACGGAAACCGCCAGTATCTTGTGGCAACGAACATAGGCCGTAAGAGCTGGGTGGACTGGATGGATTTCGTGGAGGGTGTGACGGACGAGCTGCCGGATATGGTATCCCTCTCACAATATAAGGATAATCCGCCGACGCTTCCCGAGGAGCTGATCGAAGGAATTCTCCGGCGTGGACATAAGATGCTGATCTCCGGGTCATCGAAGGCGGGGAAGAGCTTCCTTCTTATGGAGCTCTGTATCGCGATTGCAGAAGGAAAGAAATGGCTGGGTTTCCCCTGCCGGAAGGGCCGCGTCCTCTATGTCAACCTGGAGATCGACCCGGCGAGTGCCATCAACCGGTTTCTCAAAATCTATGAGGCACAGGGCCTGCCGATCCGGCAGTCGGAGAACATCCTTATCTGGAACCTTCGTGGCCATGCAGTACCGCTCGATCAGCTGGTGCCAAAGCTCATCCGGAGAGTCCGGGATCTGAAGCTTGATGCCATCGTGATTGACCCGATCTACAAGGTCATCACCGGTGATGAGAATTCCGCTTCGGACATGGGAGCCTTCTGTAACCAGTTCGATAAGATCTGCAACGAGACAGGCTGCAGTACCATTTACTGCCACCATCATTCCAAAGGATCGCAGGGGATGAAGAAGGCGATGGATCGGGCCTCCGGGAGCGGCGTCTTTGCCCGAGATCCGGATGCGCAGCTGGATATGATCGAGCTGGAGTTATCTGACGATGTGAAAAACAACGTCCGGGACGGAATGGCGACGGCGTGGCGGCTGGAATCCTCCCTTAGGGAATTCCCGAATATCCAGCCCGTCAATTTCTGGTTTGAGTATCCCCTCCATAAGATCGATGAAAACGGCGTCCTCGGTGAGATGCCTGCACAGGGTACACCGCAGGCCGGGAGGCTCAACAACCCGAGATCGAAAAGCGCAGAGGAAGCGGCGGAGGAATTCCGTACGGCTTATGATGCCCTCAACATGAACGGAAAGGTCACTGTGCAGGACATGATGGAATATATGGATCTGACGGATAAAACAATCTATGCGCGGCTCAAAAAGATGGGCGGAGAGTTCCTTCTGGAAAAGGGCACGATCAAACGCGCGGATGCTGAGAAATAAAGGCTTTGCAGCGCTCCATCAACAGTATTCTTCTACACTGAATATATATGTCTATATATTCTTAGAATCGTTACACTCCCGAATTAGGTAGGGCTTAAACGCCCGCCCTACCTATTCGAGGAGCGCAACGGTGACTGAATGGTTTGGAGGAGCGCCGAAGAGGAAGAGGTGTAGAATGCATTTTTTTATCGAAATGAATCCGCCGACCGCGACGGCACAGGAAAAGAAGGTCACGGTTGTGGGCGGGAAACCAAGATATTATGATCCGGCCCCGGTGAAGGAGGCAAGAAAGAACCTGACTGGGAGGCTGATCTTCCATAGACCGGATGTGCCCATAACAGGGCCCGTGGCGCTGACTACGATCTGGCTCTTCCCGAAGGGGAATTCCCATAGGAACGGAGAGTGGCGCAGCACGAAACCGGATACCGATAACCTGCAGAAGCTCCTGAAGGACTGCATGACGAAATGCGGCTTCTGGAAGGATGATGCGCAGGTGGTGCGTGAGACAGTCGAGAAGCGCTGGTCAGATGACCCGGCGGGTATCTATATCGAAATCGAGGAACTGGAGGTGGCCAATGAGAAATAACCGGAATGCGGAAGGCTATTTTGATCCGACTGCTGGGATCGCCATTTCCAGAGTGACAAGGCAGGAGAGAAAGGCACAGAAAAAACAGTACCGTCCGCTGGTGTATCTTTGCAGCGCCTATGCAGGTGATATGGTGCGGAACATTCTCGCGGCGCAGGATTACTGCCGGTTTGCTGTGAAGGAAGGATATATCCCGGTGGCGGCACATCTGCTGTTTCCACAGTTTCTGAAGGATGAAGATCCGGCGGAGCGGAAGATGGGGCTCTTCTTTGGAAACATCCTCATGGATAAATGCGATGAGGTCTGGCTGTTTGGGGAAACCTTCTCTGCCGGAATGCAGGCGGAGTATGACCGGGCCAAACGGCGCGGATACAAGATCCGCCGCTTCACGAAGGACTGTCAGGAACTGACGGGCCAGATCGGAGGTGGAGGCGATGGATCCCTATGAGAGACTGGCAAACGCAATCATTCTGCAGGCGGTGAAGGACTGGCGAGGCGCGATGGTGCGGCTTAGGAAGCGGCCCAACAATCATGATGCAGAACGGATACGAAATGAAACAGAGAAGTTCTTTCTCTCGGGCTGGTTTGGTGTCCTTACCAAGCTCGATGGGAAAGCATTACTTCGGAAGCTGAAGGAGGAGTGACCAATTTGAAAGCAAAGGAATATCTGAAGCAGGCATACAGGCTGGATCAGCGGATCAACAGCAACATCAAGGAAGTCGGTGAGCTGCGGGCGATGGCAGGCAGCATCTCCTCCCCACAGCTCTCGGCAGATAAGGTACAGACTTCCCACAATGGGGATGCTCCCTTCGAGCGGGCTCTTGTGCGGATCTGGGAGATGGAGGCGAAGATCGATGCGGAGATTGATCTGTATGTCGACCTGAAGAACCAGATCCGGGAGGTGATCAGCCAGATTGACAACGTGGATGAGCAGATGGTGCTCCGGTACCGCTATATCCATAACAAGACCTGGGAGCAGATCGGGATGGAGCTCTTTGTAGATAAGAGTACCGTGAAACGCTGGCACGATACAGCGCTCACCCATGTGGTGGTGCCGGAAAATCCGATCCTGATTTCCCAGCTTGATGAAAATGAGCCGCTTTAAGCCGAAATGAGCTGGTGAGAATTATGATATAGTACAATCAGCAAAAAAGATGGAGCAGGGCCTCGGAAGAAGATTTCCGGGGCTTTTGTTTTGAAAAAGACCAGGATGAGCCGGTTTGAGCCGAAATGAGCCGGTCGCATTCATGATATAGTACAATCAGCGAAACAAGATGATCAACAGCCTCGGGGACAGAAGTCTTCCGGGGCTTTCTTCATGAAAGGAACAGATGATGAGAATACTGACCTGCGAGCAGGTGAGCGAGGGCCATCCGGATAAGATCTGCGACCAGATCGCCGATGCCATCGTGACGGACTGCTTAAACCACGACCCGGATTCCCGGGTGGCGATCGAGTGCCTGATGAAAGACCGGCACATCATTATCGCCGGGGAACTGACCAGCAAACAGGAGCCCGATTACAAAAAGCTCGTGAACGATGTCTTTGAAAAGATCAGATGGGAGAAGATGGGCTACGGGAATCCTGCCATGTACGCAGGCCCTGATATCGGCCTTCTGGTAAAGCGCCAGTCTCCGGATATCGCGCTTGGCGTTGATAAGGGCGGTGCCGGTGATCAGGGAATCATGTACGGCTATGCGACGAATGAAACACCGGAGCTCATGCCGATTCCCTTTATGGTGGCGACACGCTTCCTGCAGATCTTAAAGAACCACCCGAGCCGGATGTTCCGGGCGGATGCCAAGGCCCAGGTTTCCTACGATTATGATACCGGACGAATTACGACCTTCCTCTGCAGCGTCCAGCATAGCCCGGATGTGGAGGTAGCAGATTTCCGGCATATCATTGAGTCGATCATGGTACTGGCCGCATCCGAGTATGTACTGAATACGGACTTTGAAAAGCTGGTCAATCCGACCGGCAGGTTTGTAATCGGAGGCAGCTTTGCAGACTGTGGCGTGACAGGTCGGAAACTGGCCTGTGACACCTATGGAGGTATCGGCCATATCGGTGGTGGTGCCCTGTCCGGGAAAGACCCGACGAAGGTTGACCGGTCTGCAGCCTACATGGCTCGGAAGATTGCAAGGGATATTGTGCTTTCCGGTTATGCGGATAAGTGCGAAGTACAGCTGGCATACGCCATTGGCGTGACGGAGCCGGTTTCTGTGTATATCGATCTTTTCGGTACGGAGTTCCAGAATCCGGAATTCATCCGCCGGTACGTGCAGGAAAACTACGACCTCACACCAAGGGGCATCATCCGGGAACTGGGGCTTCTATCCGTCGATTACAACAAGACCAGCACCTACGGACACTTCGGGAAGCAGGGCCTTCCGTGGGAGGCGTAATGCCTGCCCATGTAAGGGTGCCCTGTAAGCACCCGGGGTGTGCGGCCCTTATACCCTATGGTTCTAAGTACTGTGACGCACACAAAAAGCTCCACCCGGAAGAGACTCGGTCGGCTTCGAGCCGGGGGTACGGTGCCGCGTGGCAGCGGGAGAGCAGGCGTTTCCTTTCGATGCCGGAGCACCGGCTCTGTGAGGAGTGCTTAAAGGAAGGACGCTACGTCAAAGCAACGGTGGTGGATCACGTCGTTCCGCACCGGGGAGATCCGACGCTCTTCTGGGATCGAAGCAACTGGCGCGGCCTCTGCAAGAGTTGTCACGACAAAAAGACCGGACGCGAGGACAGCCATCCCACGTACCACTACTGAAGAAGCTCTGAGGGCAGCCCCGGGGGCCGGGTATGAATCTCTAAAAGGCCAGTCCCCACAGACCGCCGCCCCCTCTCGCGTTCATTTCCGCGAAATTCATAGGGCGGGGGTCAGGCTGTTCCGGACGGCAACGAAATGATCAGCATCTGAGTTTCTCCTTCTCAGATCAAAAGGCGTGAAACTGTAGGAAAAACCTCAGGTTTCGCGCCTTTTTATGTGCCCGGGAGGACGAAACAGCATAGACGAAATTGATCCATGCGGGGGTAAAACTACCTCCGCATTTTTATACCTGTTTTGAAGTAAATCCGCGAAATCCATAGGGGTTTCATTCACACAAGGGAGGTGCGCGTACTTGGTGGATTATATCGAAGTCGACATGAAGGAATTCATCGCCGGGTGCGCGAAACGATTCTGTCCGACCTGCGGGCAGGAGATCGAAATAGACAAAAGCGGACACACCCTTGTTGGCAGGCCCCGGAAGTTCTGCTCGGATGCCTGCAGACAGAAATTCTGGAAGGCGCACCCGAAGGTGGAGGTGTGGGCCTCCTATGAACAGAAGACCTGTCCGGTGTGCGGCGGGCTGTTTTTTGCCCAGCATGAAAACCGGCGGGAGCGGAAATATTGCAGCCGTGCCTGTGCCAACCGGGGACGGGCCGGGAAGGGAGGCAGAGATGATGGAAGCGTTTTGTAACCTGCTGCTTCTTGTCGTGTTCGTCGCCGTTATGATCCTGTGGATCACGGCGCTTGTCGATAGCGATGGCAAGTGTCATCTGGAGGATTGTACCGGGTGCCCGTACCGGCATGACTGTCAGGAGGAGAGGAGAAGGAAAGATGAAGACTGCTGAATTAAAAGTGCTGCCGGTATCCGTACTCAAACCGGCAGAGTATAACCCGCGTAAAAAGCTGAAACCGGGTGATAAGGAATACGAGAAGATCAAAGCCTCCATTCAGGAATTTGGTTTTGCTGATCCACTGGTGGTAAACGCGGACATGACGATTATCGGCGGACACCAGAGACTCACCGTAGCCATGGATCTCGGTTACACCGAGGTGCCCTGCGCCGTGGTGGATATCGATAAAGTCCGGGAGAAGGCATTAAACATTGCGCTCAATAAGATCACCGGCGCATGGGATGAGAACCTGCTGGCCGATCTTTTACAGGACATTCAGGATTCGGATTTTGATCTCGGGAAGACCGGCTTTGATCCGCCGGAGATCGAGACCCTGTTCAATAAGGTACACGACAAGGCAGTGAAGGAAGATGACTTCGATGTGGAGTCGGAGCTGAAGCAGCCCGCATTTTCGAAGAAGGGCGACATCTGGATGCTTGGCAGGCACAAAGTACTCTGCGGGGACTCGACCCTACCAGAAAGCTACCAGACCCTGCTTGGCGATGTGAAGGCCAACATGGTTCTTTCGGATCTTCCGTACTTTGTGGCCTACCACGGGACGGCGGGAACCATCCAGAACGACGACCTGAACGACGCCGATGCCTATGATTTCACCCTGAAGGCGATGAAGTGCATGGCGGATGTGCTGGCCGATGACGGCAGCATCTATATCTTCCATGCGGATACGAAAGGGCTGATCTTCCGCAGGGCCTTTGATGAGGCTGGTTTTTACCTGTCTGGCTGTTGCATCTGGAAGAAGAACGCGCTCGTGCTGGGCCGCTCCCCGTATCAGTGGATGCATGAGCCCTGCCTGTACGGCTGGAAGAAAGACGGGAAACACCAGTGGTATTCCGACCGGAAGCAGACGACCGTCTGGGAGTATGATCGTCCGAAGGCGAACAAGGATCACCCGACGATGAAGCCGGTGGCGCTGATGGCCTATCCCATTAAGAACAGCACCATGACAAACGGCATCGTCCTTGATCCTTTCCTCGGGAGCGGCAGTACCCTGATCGCCTGCGATGAGACAGACCGTGTGGCTTTTGGCATTGAAATCGAAGAGAAGTTTGTCGATGTCATCGTGAAGCGGTATATCCAGATCCATGACGGCGACTACGCAGATGTGTTCGTTATCCGCGATGGCCAGAAGCTGAAGTTCGACGAGGTAGCATCTTTCGAGCCGGAAGGCGGTGAGCCACTTGAGTAACGTGACCTACCACTTTGAAGGCGATACCGGGATCGGGACACTGCCGGACGGGACAAGGTTCCTCTTTGATGCCGACAAGTTCGACCGCATCCGGGATACCAAGTGGTACCGGAATTACCGGAAGCCTGGGAGTAGGAGGCTGTATCTCATCGACCGGAAAGGCAACTACCTGCACCGGGTGATCACCGGCTGCCCGGAAGGCTATGAGGTCGACCATATAAGCCTCGATACGCTGGACAACCGTTCCTGCAATCTGCGGATCGTGACGCACCAGCAAAACCAGATCAACCACTCCCTGCAGAGGAACAACTCAAGCGGTGTGTCCGGTGTGGACTTCTATCCCCGGAACGAGAAATACCGTGCCCGGATCAAGGTCTCCCAGCAGGAGATCCACCTTGGCTACTACGATGATTTCGAGGAAGCGGTGCAGGCCCGGAACGTCGGCATGGAGTGTATGTTTGGCGAATACGGAAGATACAACGATGTCCAGGAGCCGCCGGGCTGGATCAGAGAAGATGTGGAATCACGCTGCAGACGCTTCGCAGACCTGTCGGTTTGCGGGGCGTTTTCTTCTGCCTAAGATGCACAAATGCTGACCGGAAGATTTGTGCACGAATTCTGCAGAATTGACTTGCTATCTGTCCGCTTCAGAGTGATGAATACACTACCCAAAGAAAACCGGCCTCCGGGCCGTAAAAACAAGGAGGTACACTATGAAAGCGAACTACAACGTAACAGGCGAGGACAGGAAGCAGATGGTGGCGATCATCAGCCGGGAGGCAGGCGTGCAGGCAGTCTACACCAGGATGCCCGAATGTGCCTACATGATCGACAGCATGAAGGTTACAAAGACCGGCGAGCTTCTCTGGGACGACCTCACGGACGCGGATCTGATCGGGAAGATCACGGCGGCCCTTGCTGCAGCAGGCTTTACCACGCAGGCGGAAGAGGATCCTGAGACGGAAGATGCTGCCGAGACTGCCGGAGATTCCGCAGAAGATGCGGGCATCGAAGGGCTGACCATTTCCTTCCCGAGGGCGGATTTCACCGAAAATGCGCTGGCCAACCTGACGGCCCTGATCGCATCGAAACAGACGCTGATCAAAAAGGCCCTGCAGTCGGACAGCCTTGAGATGAAGCTCGACGATGAGAAGGTTTCCTTCCCCTGGTGGAACGGGATGCCGACGCCGGAGCAGATCGCAGCCTACACCGAATTCCTGACGGCTCTCGTAAAGATGGCGAAGGAAGCGAGGCGCGTGACGGCAAAGGAAAAGGCAACTGAGAGCGAAAAATACACCTTCCGGACATTCCTCCTGCGGCTGGGATTCATTGGCGCAGAGCACAAGCAAGCCCGAGCCATCCTGATGGAGCACCTTTCCGGGCATGCCGCCTTTAAGAATCAGGCGGACGCCGACGCCTTCTATGCAAAGCTGAAGGAGAAGAAGGCTGCCACAAAAACAACTGTGGCGGAAACGACCGAGCCGGAAATCGCCGATGCTGCAGAGGAGGGTGAAGACGATGAGATTTCCGAATAAAGAGACGGTGGAGCGAATCCGCCGGATGTACCCGGCAGGCACGAGGGTGGAGCTTCTGGCTATGGACGACCCAATGGCTCCGCCAATTGGCACACTCGGAACCGTTCTAAGCGTCGACGATATGGCCAGTTTGATCATGCGCTGGGACAATGGATCGGGCCTCAACGTGGTCTGGCAGCAAGACCGCGTGCGGAAGGTGGATGATCCGGATGCCTGAGAGAGTGAAGGAACAGATCCTTGAGATCCGCGCCACAGGCGAGACGAACATGTTTGACCTGCTGGTGGTGCAGCGGATGGCTTATGAGCGGGATTACTTCGAACTGGTCATTTTTCTGGAGGAGCACCCGAAGGAGTACGTGCACTTCATCCTGACCGGGGAGGGCTGATTCCCAAAGCCAGAGGAGCCGGAGACGGCTCTTTTGGTCGTGATAAATAGTGAATGCTCAATAAATAAAGTCCCTTTACTCAAAGGAAAATGCCGAAAAATATGATATAATCATTGCAAAGATATTC